CCGAGCGCGCCGCCCAACGGGCCGATCTACTCGGCCTTCTGGTATTCCACGGAGACGCCGTGGTCGAGTAGGTAATCTACACCGGCAGATCCACCGGCATAGCCCCCGCGAACACAGAGCACCTTAGAGATGCCGGCGTGATGGATCAGTTTAGCGCACAGAAAGCACGGCTCCCCCGTGACGATAAGCCACGCCCCCCTCGTGGCCGTTCCGTTTGCCGCCGCGTTGCAGATCACGTTCATCTCTGCGTGGTGGCAACCGACTTCGACGGAGACGCCGGAGGGGATCTGGCCTTCGTCTCGTAGGCAGACAGATCCGCCGCACAGAGCAGAGCCCCCACGGGGTCCGCCGTTATAGCCATCGGCGAGCACTGTATTCCGTTCTGGGTCGATCAGCATGGCCCCGAAGCGTGCGCGTGGGCAGGGGGACGCGGAGGCGAGCATGGCGCATTGGGAGATCCGAATACCGATATGCTTGTCCTTCAAGGGGCAACTCCAGAGTGCAGAGATCTGAAAGCCTAACGGCGGGACCGCTAAGGCCGAACACGCTATCAACGATAGCACGGAGTCGATAGATGTACGATCAAGAATGTGTGGAGACTGCGTATGCCCGCCTATGGACGCGAGGAATCGAAGTCGAGTACATAGAGATCCGGCCAGAGGGCGTGGTGATCGTGCTTGAGAATCAGGCCGTGGAGGCCGCCACGCTGGAGGCGGCGGTAAGCCTTATTATAGAATCGAGGGTCAAACTATAATAACGGCCACTCCGGGACTCTTGACATCCGCTTTACCAAATAAGTTGTGCTGTAGGGTGGACGTCTGGGAGGGCGGGGATAAATGTAGTTCACCGGGGCGGCGAGGTGCTGGCCCGAGAGGAGGACAACATGGTCAACATCGTCAAGCGTAACATCATCTTTGTGGAAAACGGCGAGAACTGGGGAACGGTGTCCCCGCTGGCCGAAGCCGTGTCTATCGAGGGCAACATCGCCACGACGGACAAGGGCCGTACCTACGATCTCAACGAGACGGTATGGCGCTGCGTGTCGTACGACAACGACATGCAAGTCGAGGTCAACCACTACAAGATCATCGAGGTGCAACTCCCTGAGTTCCTTAGCGCCTCCGAGTGGATCCTCCGCCATATCGAGTACAAGTACCTGTGGGGCGCCGGCGTCGATCCCCGCTGGGACGAGAACGTCCAGCGTGCGCTGTTGTCGCTTGACGCCCACGTCGTCTTCGACATCGTTCCACTGATCAAGACCTACTACAAGGGCGCTTTCCGCTCCAACTTCCGCAAGGGCCTCGCCGAGCAGATTATGGCGTGGGTGACGGCGGACCCGAGCGATCGTAAGTACGATATGCCGCTGTCCCGCCGGCAGATGACCTTCGTCGAAACCCCGTCGTGGAAGTGGGATCGCGTGGCGTCCTCGCTGTACCGCCTCCGGTCCATGTTCGGCGTGCAGTCGTCGATGCTGGACTGATCTAGTCTTACCCGAAAACTTCATCCCTGCCTGTGGAGAACACCATGAACTACGAACTGTGCCTCTCTTGTGGATCTATCTTGCCCGAACCGACGCTCGTCGAGTTCGATCCGAATCAGTTGCAGATGTTCGACGAACATCGGATTGAGCCGCACGATCCGTACTGGAAGTACGAGTGCGAGGACTGTGGCGCCTGTGTGCAGTCCGAGCAACCCCTTCCAACGCTGCGCGAGAGCGTGTTTGATCGGAATCAACCAGACCACCACCAGACGGTAAACCTCCCACGATTCACCCGTGCGGTGTTCTACGCCGGCGTGTGTTGGGGGCGGACATGAAGCGCCGGGAGAACGAGATCGAGTTCTGGCTTACGGCCACGTTCTTGCCCCTCGCCTACATGGTCGTGATCTGGGGATTAGTGGCGCCGCTATTCGGTGGAGCCCCGTGTTCCGTGCCGTTGTCGGTGGAGTGCATCGACGCGGCGTTCGCGGAAGACCCTTGACATTTGCTTGACATCCAACCATTCGACAGGGGCTTACGCCCAGTTAGAAGATGCAAAACAGGAGGACAACATGAACACTCGTCAACGAGCCGCTTACCTCAAGAAGCACGGCTATACCCGGAGCCCGCTGTCTTTTGCGCGGGGCGCCAACACCTACCGTCACGCCAACGGGTCCACGATCACGATCCCGCAGGCGGCACCGAGCAACGCGCCCTTTATTGCGTTGGGCGGAGCGTTCAGCCTGATCTCCGCTACGCGCCATATCGAGAACACGGCGGACGCTTTTGAGTGGAAGATCGCGGAGATGTACGCACGGTTCTCCAAGATCATCGGCGAGCCCCCGGACGACTTGAGTGAGGACAACATCCAAGACGAACTGTTCCGGGCTATCGTCAAGATCAACAACCATATCGGGGTGTCTAAGTGATGCCGGCGACTCGGAGCCGTCCGGCCCGCGTCGATTGGCGCGACCCCGCCGTGATGGAGATCACTGAGGTGGTCTTCGGTATGACGGCCATGTTCGATTCGTTCTACATCGAGAGCGCGATCGGACGGCTGCGCGATGGGGAGTACGCCCCGCTTGCGATCTTTGATGGGGCGTTCCGCGCCCCAAACGGCGTACGCCAATGGTTAGACGATCAAGCGGATAGGGTCAACCTCGATCTACTTGGTCGTATTGACCACAATAGAATCCTGTTGTCGTTGTCGCTTGGCGCATCGGGCAACACACTGGTCAAAGCACCGTAGGATCTAACGATGTCAACCTTCTTCCACCGCACGTTTGCCGAACCCGAGCGCGTAAAGATCACGCCCGAAGACGCCATCGCCCGTATGGCAAAGACGCCGGAGCACCCGTTCGTCTCTGCGCGCCGGTACGTTTCCGTGCTCACGGATGCCCAGATCGAGGGCTTCCTGACGCCGGCGGGCCGCAAGGTCGTGGACAAGCAACGCACAGACAAGTACTATTGGGAACAGGCGATCACCTCGACTGAGCCCGGTAAGGCTTTGTTTGCTGCGGTGTACCGTCCGGGCTTCTTAGGACACGAGTATCTGGTAGATCAACTAGGGCACTCGCTCGCTGAGATCGTAACCAACTTCGCATCTCGCCCCAAGGTGGACATGTGCGACGTGTTCGGTGCTCCGAACATGGCCGCCGTCTATCGAATCGCGTCGATCTTGCGGGGCGAGGACCGATACAGGGACTTACCGAGGCACCGCGTATGGACGCCGACAGACGAGCAGCACGCGCAGATCATGGAGATGCTCGCCCAACGTAAGGCATACTCGGAAATCAGCGCCAGCATGGGCGTGAGCATAAACACGTTGCGTGAGTACCTTAGAACGAACGATCTAATGCCTGAGCGCAGTCGCGGCAGGCCGTCCAACCCCCAGAGGGACGACGAGATTCGTAAAGATTGGGTAAACGGTTTGACTTGTGTGGAGTTGTCTGCCAAGTACAACCTCACTAATCAGCGGATCTACCAGATTGTGCGCGGCCTTCCCCCAGAGGGCGGAGAGGAATACACCAAGGCGAGAATCAAAGACCTGTTTCGATCCTATCCTCCAGTGTCGGAGGAGGTTGAATGTGCGATCCACACCTTGCTTGCTTGGGCTGAGGAGGAATAATGAAGGAGAGTTGGTTCACAGAGATCATGGCCACTTCCGGCGTAGTATCGGAACTTTGCGAGTTGCGCGAAGCGTGCAACGAGGGCCGGGGCGTTATCTCGCTTCGGATCACAAACCGCAAGGTGCCGGAGCATATCCGGGTGTGTGTCGCGTGTGCCGACGCAGCGTTGGCGCGTTACGACAACATTGAAGCCGTGGGGGCCAAGGCCAGAGAACGAGACAAGCAGATCCGCGAGAGTCGTCAATGGACGCGAAGCGAGATCGAGGACATCCTGCTAGTCGCGGCGGCAGATCCCAAGGGCTGCAAGTTTGCAGAGGTTAGGGATGCACACGGCTTCTCTGATGCAGATGGCCGGCGTGTCGTCCTAGATCTTGAGTCCAAGGGCTTGCTCTACCGTGAGCCCGACATGGCGCGGCTGCGAGACGCTACACTTCACTATCCCGACGAGTTCTGAGGAGAACACCATGCGAAACGAAGATCAAGACCCTAGTTGGCTCCCCCCTGCTATGCCAGAACCGGCGCCGGAGGAGATGTGGGATCTGTGCCTAAACTGCGGAGGCCATGACGTGTCCGTCTTCCATGATCGTGCTTTCTGTGAGGATTGCGGATCTAGCGGACCTTTCATGTTCTCGGCAGGCACAAGGCGCCGCCGTGTGGCTCTTGCCTAACTGGCTGGCCGCGCTAGAAGATCGGGCTATTGCGCGGTTCTTGGGACACAAGGCCAGCGTGAATATGCCCGAGGTATCGAACGCCAAGGATCAACGCAGGGCTACGGTCCAGCAGACCAAGGCTTCGATCTTGACGCATCTCAACCAACAATACTACCCGATCACTTCCCGTCGTTTGGCGTACGAGTTGGGCATACCGCCCATGCGTCTCCGCCCCGTGTTGGCCGCTATGGTCGCAGAAGGCAGCATCGAGATCGTGGGCCATCACAACGGAAATGGAAACCCTGCGCGACTCTACGTCGCTAACTGAGATCAACATGTCTGATTCATCGCATCGTGCCGTTTACAGTGATGGAGTGGAGTGGACGGTTGTCAGCATCGAGTCGATCGGTGACGTGGCGGCCCCCGTGAACAACATGGCGTGCATCCGACAACCCGGAGGTAAGTGGCAACCGGCGGTCATTCAGTCGGGGAAGTTCGTGCCTTTTGCCGAGGAGTTCGATACCGTCGAGGAGGCGATCAAGCATCTGGACATGGCCAAATCGGGCGTCGTTATTGAGATCAAGAACGAGCCGCATAGACATGTCTCCAACGCGATCGTGTCCGCCATCTCGGTATGGGCTATGGGCACTGTATGGGCTATCGACCTTCGATATGCCTTGCTTGGGGCCGTTATGACCATGATCGTCGGAATCCTCCACGATTCTCTTGACGCGGCCAAGATGTCGAGGTAATCTCTCTTTGGGCGTCCCGTCCTCCTGCGCCCCGGTGCGCGGCCATTGTCGCCGCGCATCGTTACGCGGGGGGATCGAGGAAAGGAGGATAGATGGTTCGCGAAGACTTCGATCCGTACAAGGATCTGCCCACCTCTTTGGGCGAGAAGTTCTTGATCGTTGCGCTTATCGAGCAAGTACGTTCTGGAGCCGCGCCTCTAGCCCGTGAAAAGAGGCGTATCTTGATCCGCCATCTGGTCCGTAACCTTGGCGGTAAGGTCGAGTACGACAAGATCCTTGGACGCCGCAACCGCATCCGGGGAGAGTAGCATGAAGGCGACGAACATCGACGGGCGCGAGATCTTCTTCTCGGCGTCCTCTGCGGATGCGTTCACGGCCTGTTCTCGTCGTTGGTGGTTCGCCAAGGTGATGCAACAGAAAGAGGCATCAGATCCGTCTCTCGCCTTCGGTACGGCCGTCCACTTGGTGCTGGAGAAGTACCTACAAACGGGTGAGATCATCGCTCCGGGCGACTACAACGACGGCCGAGAGATCGTGTCCGTCACGGCGGAGCACGTCGCACGGGCGAGCGCGGGGTTCGGGATGCTGCCGGCCCCCGGAACATACAACGTGGAGAGTTGGCTACCTCGTGTCAAGATCGTAGACGACACCGAGGCCACGATGGCGGTCGTTGGCAAGATCGACATGTACTTGCCGGCCACGGGTGACGCCGCGCCGTACCATTGTGGCGATTGGCCGGACGATGTTACGGGCCACGTCCTCGATCACAAAACGTCGTCGGACCCGAAGAAGTGGATGCCGACGCCGGAGAAGTTGGCCACGAACGCGCAAGGGCTGCTCTACGCTGCCGCGCTCCAGAAGGGCGGACTGATCCAGCCCGGAGACGTGCTGTTTACGCACCACTACGTCAGCAAGAAGGGGGTCAAACCCCAATCGTTCCTCGTTCATACTCGGATGGACTACGATAACATCATGGAGCACTGGGAGCGCCAAGGTGTTGTCGCCCGCGAGATGGTCAAGGTCGCGTCAAGTGTGCGTAACCTTGCACAGCAGGACGATGTTCGTGCTAATCTCTCAGCGTGCCGGTCGTATGGGCGTCTCTGCCCGTTCGCCGACACTTGTACTGCGCATAAACCGAAAGGTCTTTTCGCGGCGATCGACGCCTTCGACGCCGCTCGTAACGGGCACACCATACAGGAGGATCCGCCCATGTCAGGAGGACTGTTCTCAAAGTTGCGGGGTCGTACCGATTCCGCGCCTACCCCACCCACTGTTGCGGCTAAGCCCGCCCCCGAACCGGCCAAGCCCGCCCCGGCCCGCAAGCCGGACACGGTTACCGTGATCCCCCCGGATGCGGCCCCTGTCGAGCCGCACCTCGTTTCCGGCGCCATGCTGCGCGAGGCGGCGGACGTGCTGCGCGAGGTCAACACGCCGTCAGATCCGCTTACGGTTTCCGAGATGCGCGAAGTGCTCAACTCGGAACTAGTGCCGGAGGAGTACCATCACGCCGTTATCGCGGCCGTAGATCCCGAAGCCCTCGCTGGTACGGAGTACGCTGCGCTGGCGAACGTCTCCGTGGACAACCTCCTGTTTGGATCTCCGAGTACGGACGACGTGCTCGTCAAGGTCGGGACCGTCAGTGGTGGGGCAGATCCCGCTCCGCAAGTCGAGGAGCCGGTCAACCCGGAGTTGGACATCGCCGTCCGCGCCCTTCTCGCCATCCAGACGCCGGCGAGTTTCGATCGCGTGGCTGCGCGGGCTCCGGTGGCTACCCTCTCGGCGGCGCGTAACGCCCCACGGGCTAAGGACGGCACGCCGTTCGATTGGCAGATCGCCAGCATCGACAAACTACTGTCTCCTCCGGTTCCGCAGATTGATCAACCTACGTCTGTTGATTGGGGCCACAAGGACGTCCGCATCAACGCTGTGTGCGACAAGGTGTTCCGATACCTCGCGGCGAATCGGCATATCGACGCGGACAACGTAGTCGAGATCATGCGTAGTGAGGGGTTCACCCGTCCGCACACAAAGACGGCTATGCTGATCATCAACCAAGTCGCGGAGCGCGTCTCCGGCACTACGCTCCCGTACGCTGCCGCGCCGTGGGCAGACAACGCCACGCCGGCCCCGGCCCCCACGCCCGCCCCGGCCCCGGCCCCCACGCCCGCCCCGGCCCCGGCCCCGGCCCCCACGCCCGCCCCTCGCCCTGCAAAGACGCAAGTCGCCCCCGAACTGGAGATCAACAACATGACCATGATCCTTGTCCAAGCCGCTATCCAAGGTGCCGGCGTGGAGCCTACGATGCTCCGCGACATGCCGCTCGTTCAGAACGCGATCGGCCGTGTTGGTCAGCGTGTGCAGAGCGAGCACAACATGCCTTGGGAGGTCTTCAATAACTACGGCGACACCGGCCCGAAGCGCGTCGTCATTGAGATCCAGAACGCCATCGCTCGCGAGGGTTTGCCCAAGGGCTTGTTCTACGTCGAGCGCACCGACCCGCTCGTCTCGGCAGATCTGCTTACGCTCTTGCGGCAGGCTGGAGCCGTGGTGGTGCGTGGCGCTCTCTGAGGAGCCGTACAGCCAACGGGGAGGCACGCGGGCTAGAGTGATCAGGCCGCGTGTCTCTTGCGAAACGGCACAAGAGATATGCCGGAGGCACATGATCGAGGGTGAGGGCATTTGGTCCATCATCCAAGATCTGCGTGTCCCGGCATATGCTGCGTTGATGTGTGTACGCGGACTTATGCCGGAAAAGACCGGGGACATGCCGACGTACAAAACGATCGAGGAAATCGCGGCTCTACGATCTAAGCGCGAGACTCTAAGCCTTGAACCTTGTAAACCGTATGTCAAGACCCGTAGCGACATCCTGCCGTACGGAGTAATATGAACGGGCAACCGCACAGGAGGACACTGTGGCCCTTTTCGATAAGATCAAGAAACAACTAGACAATGACCGGCCGCTGACGGCTGAACAAGAGGCGTTTCTCGCGGCCGTCCGCGAGGCGGGTCCGGGAGAGGCGTTTGGCCTTGAGGCCAAGGCCGGCACGGGCAAGACGTACACGATCGTACGCGCCGCCGAGGAGTTGCAGGGACGTGTGTTGATGTTGGCGTTCAACGCCAAGATCCGCAAGGAACTGCAAGCGAGGGCGCCTCGTGGATGCACAGTCCACACGTTCCATAGTTACTGCAACTCGATCTTGTTTGCCCAGCGCAAGTACGAGATCAAGCCGGGGACCGCGAAGACTTACGCGGCGATGAAACACCCCGATAGCGGGATCAAGAACTTCCGCGCTCGCTGGCCGATCGCGCAGGGGGTCAGCCTCGCAAAGAATCTCGCTTTTGGTTTGCTCCTCGATAACGAGCGTAGCAACTGGGAAAGCATCTACCGGGAGTACGACATTCGGATCCCGCGAGGTGTCACCGAGGACTACGTTATCGAGAACGCGATGCGCTTGTTCCGCGAGACGACGCGATCTAAGTCCAAAATCGACTACGACGACATGCTCTACTACGTCGCCCGAGACGGCACGAACGGGGATCAATGGGACTACGTTATTGTGGACGAGTCGCAGGACACGAACCTCACCCAACTCCGTGTGTTGGATCACTTGATGGAGAACGGCAATACACGCCTCCTGTTCGTTGGAGATCCCCAGCAGGCCATCTATGGGTGGCGCGGCGCCGGCGTGGACGCCTTCGACGTGATGGCGGACCGCTACAAGGCCAAGGTATTCGATCTGACGACGACGTGGCGCTGTCCTAAGACCGTCGTGCGCGAGGCGCAGCGGATCGTCCCGAAGATCCAGTACGCTGAGGCGGCCGAGGAAGGCGAAGTGATCGTCACCAAGCCCAATGACTTCTGCGTGACGCGGGTGTCTCCGGGCGACGTGGTGTTGTGTCGAAACAACGCTCCGCTGTTGCAAGGCGCCTTGCTGTGCCTTCAATCGGGCGTGCCGTGTGCGATGCTGGGTCGGGACGTGTCGAAGGTGATTATCAACCAAACCAATGTTGCTTTCCGGGATTGTAGCGTTCGCGATCAGGGCGCGTTTGCACGGCTCCAGCGCCAGTACAACGCAGAACTGTCAGATCGCCCCTTCGCTTTGGCTCAGGCGTTGGAGGAGGTCGAGATGGCCCAGACCGTCTACTCCTTCATGGTGAACAACGAGATCCCCTTCGATAGCGTCGAGCGTCTGCTGGAGAACATCGAGGCGATCTGCAACCGCCTCCTCTCCGACGAACTGCGAGGCGACCGCGTGATCTTCTCCACGATTCACAGGTCGAAGGGGTTGGAGTGGCCCACGGTGTACTTGATCCAGCCCGAGAAGATGCCCTCTAAGGCCGCCCGCAAGGTCGGGGGGTGGCACCTTGCCCAAGAGCGCAACCTTGCGTATGTTGCGATCACCCGCGCAAAGAACCGTCTCGTTTACGTCAGCAACATCACAGATCCGCTGGCGTCGATTCTGGAACTGTCCGCTGGCGCGGATGGAGAGGAAGATGTTGGAGATCAAGCCGTTTGAGGTAGGGGAGGCCGTCTCCGTAGTCCGAGCAGGGCGGCCCGTTTCGATCCACTACGTCGATGCGGAGGAGCACGGTATCCTCACGCTGGACGACGGCACGTTGTGGACGAATACGGGCCACCCAATAAGTGCGGACGCGGCGGGCGGCCGACTTACGAGTACGTTAGATCAACATCACGACAAGGTGGAGATGGCCAAACTGATTGGCCGGATCAAGGAGATGCTGGACTACATCGTCCAAAATGATCGTGTATACAACATGGGCCGGGAACGGCTCGTCTCTTTGGAGCGTATGCTTATGCCGGCCATCGCCGAGGCATTGAGCAGTCGTATGCGGGGGGACGTTCCAAGCCGTAAACGGGCCGTGGACCTTGCTTTACGTCGATTGACAGTTCGTTTACAGGCGGCGGAACGGGCCGAGGTTATGCGACTGTCGAGCAGGAAACGCTAGACCCCCCCTGTGGGTCGAGGAGGACAAATATGGCTATGATCCCTGTTTTCAGTACGCGGTTTGTGCCAGCATGGGGCAAGCGTGGGGACACCGAGGTTACGGACGCAACGGAGATCAGCCCGTTGACTGATGTCCGTGTCGCGTTGGAGATGGAGTACACGACCGATGCCCACGGGGCGGCGTACTTGATCGAGGGGGAGGACGTCTGTGCGCGTCTGGCTAAGGACGTGCTTCGCATGGAAGACGTGGCGAACCGGCTCAAGATGGTGGTCGTCTTCGTCGATCTTGATCGCCACCAACACAGCGAGTGGCCTGACGCGGATACGGCGATCCGCAACGTTTCGTTGCTGGCTCGTCTGTTCCCGAACGCGGCGATCTTCACTACGCGCCGTGGCGTGCGTATCGTGTTCATGCTGCCCCGCCCGATCCCGGCCGTGGCGTACGGACAGGTTGCCAACCCCATCGTGCAGGACGTCCGCACCAAGATCGCCACGGCTTCCGTGGACGTCGAGGTGGACGAAACGACGGTGGAGTGGACGCGCCTTTTCCGTATGCCCAAGGTTATCCGAGACGGCACGCCGACGTGGCAAGATCCGACGTTTGTCCTGCATATCCCGGAGCACTGGCAACCTCTCCAGTGTGGGATCAATAACGTGACGGACGCCACCATCGCGCCCGGAGAAGCCCTTATCCCCGCCACGCTTCCGGGAGTCCCGGATGCCGTACAGATCTCCGACAGTGATTGGGACGAGGTGGTCAAGGAGTTCGCAGATCCTATGGCCCGCGCAGGCTGGAACGGGCTTATCGGGAAGTTGCGCGCCGGCGAGCCGTTCTACGCTCAGGGGCAACGCAATAGCACCACCTTCCGGGCGATCAACGCCTTCGTGGATGTGTACTCCGAGGTCCGGGGCGAGTCCCCGTCCCCGCTGGCCGTGTTCTCCATGTTCCGGGCGGCTACCGCCGCAACCAAGGGCAACACCGCGCCGGAGACGGCCGTGGGCGAACTTTGGAGCATGGTGTCGAGGATCGTAGAGGCGCAAGAGTACGCCGACGACGACGCGCACGACGTGCTGCCGCAGAAGACGGTAATGACGGAGTGGGGACCGATCCCGCTATCCGTCTACACCGGGGGCCGATCCCGCTACATCTGGGATTCTGGGCGTAGAACCTACACCGAGCCCATCGGTAACGACGATTCGTACAAGGCGGCCTTCATCGACCTGTGGGGTGCGGTGTACGGCATCCGCGCATCTACGACGTTGAACCTACTCAATAGCCACGGAACGTTCGTGGACGAGGTGATTCTCGATCTCACCGTCGAGGCCCCTCGCGTCGAGGCCACGCACCGCTCCCGATCTCTGGTCCTGCCCGTCGGCAAGCGGGTCAAGGTCGCGCCGGCGTACCACGAGGATGTCAACGAGTGGTTGTCTGCCTTGGCTGGCGCAGATCGCGAAGGGCTCCTCTCGTGGCTGCACTTCGCCCTCAAGTTCGATCAACCTCTGTGCGCGCTCTACCTGTCGGGCGTTCCGAGCGCCGGCAAGTCCATGATCGCTCAGGCGCTCGCCCAGTTCCTCAGTGGCACCTACGTCGAGTTCGACGAGGCCGTTAGCCGATTCAACGGCCGTCTCCGCAACTCTCCCTTGATCTGGCTCGACGAGGTGAGCAACGAGTCGGCCACGGGCAAGTTTCGATCGCTCGTCGGCAACAGTACGCATAAGGTGGAGCGTAAGGGCGTGGACGCCGAGACGCTGCGCGGGAACCTTCGCATGGTGATCACGGCCAACAACGAGGACGCCCTGCGCCTTGACGACGTGCGCACGATCTATGACGTCGAAGCCATCACACAGCGCGTCCGCTACATCCGGGTTGGCAACGCTGCGGCTGATCTCCTCCGTAAGCGCGGTGGTCGGGACTACACCGCTGATTGGGTGCTCAAGACGTCGGGAGAACCGGGGCGCCTGTGCGAGCATATCGCGTGGATCTCCGAGAACCACGTCCCCCTGTCCCGTGGTAGCCGCTTCCGCGTCGAGGGGACTCCTACGGCGTGGCACTATCGGGCGCTCTATTCGGGAAGCGTCGGCGCCGTCCTCGCGCTCCTCGCGGACAAGATCGCCATGAACCGCAAAGATTCCGTGGCCTACTTCGATCAAGAGACGAAGCAGATCTTGGTGCGCGTCGTTACGTTCCTGTCAGATCCCGGCGTGCGCTCCAGCCTCAAGGCGGAAGGCGTAGATCCACAAGATGCCCGTGCTACGCTGCGCTCCGTGTGCCTTGAGGACTCCGAGGTCGGGGCCGAGAATACGGCGTGGAGCGTGATTCCGTTGTCGATCATCTCCGATATGCCCCGCGTAGCGTATCGCAGCGAGAAGACCTACGAAGCGATCAAGGCGCTCCTCAATGGGGCGTGAACTGACGCGCATCCTCGCCCTTCCGACGCGCAGATCGTGGGAGGGGCGCCCTCTGCCGGAGCGCACTAGCGTGCTGGCGGGGCGGTTGCGTGCAATCCAGATCGAAGCCCTCGCGGAACTGGAGTCGATGGAGGCCCCCAAGGGGTTGTTCGGGGAGATCGGGGCTGGGCACGGTAAGACGATCCCTTCACTGTTGGCGGGGTACGTTCTACGCATCCCCGGAGACAAGTGCCTCCTTATCGTTCCGCCAGATCTAGTGACGAAGACCCATAGGGATCTAGCCGCTTGGAAGCATAAGTTCCCCGAAGCAGAGGGATACTGGCCGAAGATCATGTCCAGCGGCACCTTGTCGCATCCGAAACACAGCGAAGATCTACGAAAAGCGATGCCTCGCCTTATCGTGATCGACGAGGCGCATCAGTTCGCGGAGCCTAACTCAGCACGGACGCGCCGACTGATCGACTATATGGTCGGATTCCCGGACACCCGCCTTGTGGTGCTCAGCGGCACGTTGAGTGGGAAGCAGATCAAACGCATGGCGCATCTCTCCGAGATGGTGCTCCGCGAGTACAGTTTCCTTCCGACAGATCGACACACGCTGGAGACGTGGGCCACCGTGCTGGACTACGACGCTGAGCCGGCTCCGGGGGCGATCAAGTACCTCGCCCCGTTGGCGGCCCTAGCCCCCGCGCCAGAACCCTCAGAACGGCCCTCTAGGCCGTTTGCGGCGGCGTCGGGCGCCGTAGATACGTCTGGAGTCGAGCGCGTCCGTAGGGGCTATACAGCGCGAAGGATCACGGTGCCGGGGGTCGTGGCCACGGCGGACGCCGGCGTCGGCACCTCGCTCTACTTCCGAGCGTGGCGCCCCCCGGTCAACGCGGCCGTGACGCACGCGCTCAAGCGTCTCAAGGAGGAGTGGGTGTTGCCCGACGGTACGGAGATCGTGGCCGCGTCGGACTTGCACCGTCACGCGATCACGTTGTCGTGCGGCTTCTACTACCGCCCGATCTATTCGGCCATCGAGGGCGGTCCGAGCATCGAGGAGTGGCTGGCCGCCCGTCTGGAGTGGGGCCGCGCCCTCCGCCGCCAACTTCTGTACATCACGGGGTATGTTGGACTTGATTCGCCGAGTCTTGTGATCGAGGCGTGCAAGGACGGGCGGGCGCACCGAGACACGATCCGGGCGTGGCAGCGGTGGGAGGAGATCGGCCCACAAGTTTCCGTGTCCAGAGAGACGATCTGGCTAGACTACGGTGTGATCGAGAACGCCATTGAGATGGCGCAAAGTCGAGATAGGTGCTTGCTCTGGTACTCGTCCAAGGCGATCGAGGAGGCCCTGAGCGCCCGTGGCATCCCCGTGTACGGGGCAGGTACGAACGAGCCCGCGCCGTCTGTTCCGCACGCCGCCCTATCCATCCACGCGCACGGGACAGGCAAGAACCTACAAGCATGGGCCGACAACATCCTGATCGAGCCGCCGGAAGGACCGCAACTGGCCGAGCAGTTGATCGCCCGTACCCACCGCCCCGGTCAGCAGGCGGATGCCGTGTACGTTGACTTCCCGGAGCAGACGTGGGCGATGCGCGTGCGGCTCCACAAACTCCGCAAGGCGGCGAAGTACCTTGAAGAAACCGGCGTACAACGCCAGCGTCTCAGGTACGGTACTTGGCTCTGAGGGCCGCCGGAGGGCTTGACAAACGGTTGACAGGAATGGGCTGGCGTTCTCAAGAGCGCCGTGCCATAAAGAGGGGGTCAGCGTGGTGCTGACTTACTACCCCCCAAGACATCCAATATGGAGTGTGCCCAATGGGCCTTTTCGATAGTGCTGCTGGTTCCAAGGCTAAGCATGGCGGCAACGCCAAGACCCTCTACCTCGATCACACCACCGACGCCGGTGAGAGTGTGTTCGTCCTCAAGGCTATGCCGATCAAGGTGACTCAGAAGAAGAAGGCGAACATCGTCCCCGTCACGCTGACGTGCGTCTACACGGACAGTGAAGCCGGCCTCAAGGCTGGTGACGAGCGCACCTACCTCTACGACATGTCGATCCCCGGCCAATCCGGCTCGATCCGCGCACAGGAGTTCAAGGCTCTTGTCACGGCCCTCGCCCGGATCCCGCTCGCAGACGAGCAAGCCCGTGAGGCCGTCGAACGCCTCGTGGAGTTGACCGGAGAAGACCACGGCCTCAAGTCTCTGGACAAGGCCACGACGCAGGCGCTTATCGGCGCTCGCGACTCTCTGGTTGGTACGCTGATGGAGAAGTGGACGGAGGGCGAAGGCGAGGGCGGCGCCGGCACGCTGGTGCTGGTCAACGTCTGGGGACGTCCGGGCAAGGACGCCAACGCCGACAAGATCTACACCCAGATTCGGTTCAAGCCGTTGGACGACGGCCAGATCTCCGAGTTGACTTCTGCCGCCGAAGCGGGACATATCCCCGCCGAGGTCGCTCAACAGGCCGGCTTGCTGGGCTGATCGAGTAAGGCGGTAAACTCAGGGGCGGTCTACGGAAGTGGGCCGCCTCTTTTCTTTGGAGGATCCTATGGAGAATGAACATGAAATCGAAGATCTACTCCTCGCCGAGCCCCAACCCTCCCGACGTCCGTGTGTCAACCAAGTCGAAGATCTCCTGTTTGATGTACGTCCTGTTCTTGGTAACGGTCATGTGCGCGTGATCGACTACATGGGTGACGACGCCGCGATCGTACAAGCGGCCCGCGTCTCCTATGGCAAGGGCACCAAGGGCGTTAGCAACGACAGGAACTTGATCCGCTACCTGATGCGGCATCGCCATACGACGCCGTTTGAGATGTGCGAGATCAAACTGCATATCAAGGCGCCGATCTTCGTGGCCCGTCAATGGTTGAGGCACCGCATGTCGAGCACCAACGAGTATTCGGCGCGCTACTCGATCCTAGATCGCCAGTTCTACGTCCCGGAACCGGGGTGCATTTCCGGCCAATCGGCGCAGAACAAACAGGGGCGCGGAGACTCGCTCCTTCCGGGAGATCAACTCCGGGCGCAACGGAAGATGGCAGCATCCGCCACCGCCGCGTTTGACGTCTACGAGGACTTGATCAACGACGAATCGGGCCTGATGCACCTCAAGAGCGCCCCCTCCGTGTCGAGGGAGATCGCTCGCACCGTCTTGCCTGTGAGCACGTTCACCCAATGGTACTGGAAGATTGATCTCCACAACCTCCTGCACTTCCTGTCGCTCCGCATGGACGACCACGCTCAGTACGAGATCCGACTGTATGCCGAGGCTATCGCCGAGGTCGTGCAACGCTGGGTTCCGTTGACGTGGGAGGCGTTTGAGGACTACCGCTTGCGGGGCGTCACCTTGTCGCGCCAAGAGTGGGAGGAGATCAAGAACCACCTCGATATGGACCGGCTCAGGCTGCGTCTCGCTTGCGGATCTTCTCAACTTTCCGGGCGGGAAGTCAAGGAGTTGCAAAGCAAGTTGGGCTTGATTGACCCCAAGTAGAGGTCGGTTACCTGTGCGGTAGGAGGACATCATGTACGAAGTGAACCCGCCGGACCTTGGCACCGGGGCTACCGATCTTATTCGGGCGCCTTGGTGCCTCTCGTTCGATACTGAGACGTACCGTATGCCGATGGTGGAGTACGTCGAACGTGGCAAGAAGAAGACGTACACCCGCAACAGAGTGATGCGCCTCGTGTGCTCGTCGTGGGCCGGCCGAGATGATGTTCCCGGTGTGATCACGGAGGCGTGCTCCGAGGACTTGGGCGTCCTTGAGCGAGGCGCCCGTGGCTGGCGAGCGTTGCTCGATCGCAAAGGCACCATGAAGGTAGCGCGGTGGGCTTTTGATCCCGACAACGAGGTTACCTTCGTCGGGCACAACCTCGTGTTCGACGTCTCCGTGCTTATGCACGCCATGCGGAGAGATCCGACGTTCGCGTACCACGTCTTCCGTGCGTACAACGAGGGCCGCGTCTGCGATACCCAGATCCGCGAGAAGTTGCTCGCCATCGCGCAGGGGTGGCTGGACGCAGATCCCGCCACGGGGAGGCCACCGTCGTTCTCTTTGGCCGCCTGCACGGAGCGCCGTCTGGGCATCACGGTCGAGGGAAAGGAGGGCGAGGACGCTTGGCGTCTCCGCTACCACGAACTAGACGGGCTCAAGATCTGCGAATGGCCCCAAGCGGCCATCGACTACGCTCTGGGGGACGCCGAGTACCCCATGATGGTGGCGCTCGCACAGGCCCCTATTGGCTCGCCTTGCTTGTCCGAGGGGCTGGACCCCATCACCACCACCCACGGGGGCGTGATCGACGAATCTCGCCAGAATCGTGCCGCGTTGGCGCTGTACCTTCAATCCGCGTGGGGCGTTCGTACAGACCCCGCCACTGTCGCGACGTGGGAGCAGGAGATCGAGGAGGCGCTGGAAGACGCTACGGCAGGGCTGCGCCGCATCGGAGTGTTGCGGAACAACGGCGTCAAGGACACCAAGCATATGCGCAACCTGATCAAAGAAGACTTTGAGCGCCGGGGGCTCGCCGCACCCGTAACCGAGCCGTCCGGCCGATACCCAGAGGGGCAGATCAAGACGGACTCCGAGACGCTGCTGGAGTGCGAGATCCCCGAACTACGGGGCTGGGGCGAGGCCGCGCACTACGAGAAGTGGCGTACTACCTACCTCCAACCGGCCATTCTCGGCACTACGGGCCTGCTGCCCTACAACTACAACCCCCTCGTGGCGTCTGGACGCACGTCCTCGTTCGGGACCAACGCTCAGAATCCGCCTAGAAAGGGCCGTTTCCGTGAGTGCGTGGTAGCGCGTCCGGGTAAAGTGTTCTGTTCGGTGGACTATGCGGCGGCGGAGTTGGCGGGCCTTGCCCAGATCCACTATTGGTTGTTCGGCAAGTCCGCGCTACGCGACACGATCAACGCCGGCATCGACGCCCACGCCCCGGTCGCCGCCCAACTCGCCGGCGTAACCACCGAGGAGATGATCGCTTGGCTCAAGGAGGGACACCCCAACTATAAACAGGCAAAGTCCCTGTATCGACAGGCGGCCAAGGTCGCCAACTTCGGGATCCCCGGAGGTCTTGGTGCTCGTACGCTTGTGACGTACGCGGCCGGCATGGGCGTAGATCTGTATGAAATCTCCGCAGAACTTGACCCCAGTAAGCGTACGGATAACCCCGAGGCGCGGCAGCAGATCGCCCTCCAATACGCCGCCCATATCGTCGCAACGTGGTCGAGCGCGGTGCCCGAAGGGCCGGAGTATATGGCGTTGATCAACGACGCTCTGTCCAGCGCCCCGTCATTCGTGTTCACCCAGTTTGGATCTGGCCGCCAGCGGGGCGCGTGCGGCTATTGCGACGGCTGCAACACGGGGTTCCAAGGGCTCGTGGCGGACGGCGCCAAGGAGGCGATCTGGCGCCTTTCCGTAGCGTGCTATCTCCCTCCGAAGCAGGCATACGAGATCTTGACCCAACCCACCGTGTACTGGCATACTATGTCGAAGCAGGAGATCGAGGACGCCTGCACGCACCTCTACGGAGTGCGTCCCGTCTTGTTCATCCACGACGAGGAGATCGCCGAGGGGCCGGAGGAGACGGCCCACCTATGGGCTCCCGCTATGGCGGCGATCATGCGCGAAGGTATGCGAACCTACATCCGGGACGTCACCGTGGACGCAGATCCCGCGTTGATGCGTCGGTGGTACAAAGAGGCGTCTGCGCGTTACGATGCAGACGGGAGGCTTATCCCTTGGGAGCCGAAGGCGTAATCGTAGCGATAGATCCCGCCGCACGGGGCTTTGCGTGGGCGAGGTATGCCGAGGGCGTACTCGTGGCTTGTGGCAACGCCACCGTGCGGGATCTGGCTACCCTGCTACCGGATGTTGCAGCCCGCTGGATGATTGAGACGCCCCAGAACTACGACACGTTCGGGGCCGCGCATAAGGATCTAGATCGCCTACGCGCCACGGTGGCCTCCATCGAGGCCCACGCAAAGAGATCTAGGGGCAAAGTTTCCTTTACTAAGCCGTTTTCATGGAAAGGAAACTTGCCTAAGCCGATCCACCATCGTAGGATCTATGCGGTGTTGACTGACGAGGAGCGCGCCATGCTTGCGCCCGTCGAGTCTGCCGGATACGATCACAACGTCTACGACGCCGTGGCTCTAGGGCTATGGGCGGCAGGGAGAGTGGGACGTGGCGGATCGAGGATTGGCCCACGGGGCTGATAAAGAGAAGGTACTGATCGAGGTGCGCCTGTCGCGCAGATCTGTGCAAGAGTACATCCCTATGTTGCTGCACGCTCTTGGCACTACGAGCATCGCGAAGATCTGCTTCAACATGCTATCGCTCGACGGCACACCGATCTATGACGCTCTGCGCTGGCGTTGGGATGCAGATCGACACGCATACGTCTATTCTCGCGACATTCAACGCGGCACTATGCGCTACCTGTTGGCATGGGACTCCGATGCCGGCTGGCTTTTCCGCCCGGACGATCCCGAGACGCACCTGTGGGCGCCGCTGTACTCGCCAGAAGACCACAGGAACAGGCCAGATCAGTTCCACCTCGCGATGTGCCGGATGGTATTCTTGCATATTGATCCAGACCAAGAGGCTTGTTATAAACGTTTCCGAGACGCAACGAGAGGCCGAACATGAACGAGAAGTTCTATCCCCTCGTGAGCATCTTCATGGATGCCGTCCTGCATAAACGCAAGTTCACGATGAACGAAGTCATGCAGATCCTATGCCGACGCTACGGCCTAACGCCAGACGCAGCCAAGGGATTGATCATGGACGCCATGCAAAGCCGTTGGTTTTCGATCAATACGCAAGGGTCCAAGTTCAAGATCACCTCGCTCACCCTTCGCGGCCCCGTGCATGACGATCTTATTCACAGCACCATTCGCATCATGTCGGACGGGATCTGGCGCCAGCCAGAAACCCTCGCGGAGATGCTACACACGCGCACCTACTCCGCCGCTGATGCGTGTTTGCTGCTGGAGCGCGTAGGTCTTTTCGATTCGCGCTTTGAGTGGCCGGGACACTTGCTCTATGCTAAGATCAACGGAGCGCAGCCTACCCTCTATTCTCCAGACTTTACGCTTTCGTAGGAGCACGATCATGGGCATCTTTAACGGGATCATCGGAGACTCTGTTTCTGGGGTAATCAAGGGGCTCCTTGGCGCCATCCTCCCGCCGCCGCTTCGCTGGCTTGGGGATCTCATCCCCCTCGTGGTCGAGGCCGTGAAGATGGCCGAGAAGTCCAATATCGGCAAGGGTCCGATCAAGATGAACGCCGTCCGCCGGCAAGTCGTAAGCAATCTTGACATGCTGGACGCCGTTCCGGGCTGGAACAAGTTGTCGGAGGATTCTCGCGATGGCCTGATCTCCGGGCTGGCCGAGTTGGTCGTGTTCGGCCTCAACGTCGAGAAGCACGGCGGCCTCCCGCCCCGTGCGGCGGCCCGCGATCGTTTTGCGGACGCTCTCTCTGAGATCTCGTACGCCGTGTTTGAGATCGTAGATCTGGCCAGCAAAGACAAGAAGTGATCTGTGCTGATCGGGCTTATAGGCCGTAGGCGATCGGGCAAGGATACCTTCGCTCAGTACTTCATTGAGACGCTTGGCTATCGGCGGAAGGCGCTCGCGGACATCCCCAAGGCCCAAACGTCACGAAAATACGGCCTGCCCGCCAACATGCTGTGGTGGGAAGACAACAAAGATAAGCCCTACTATGGCGATCAAACGCGGACGTACCGAGAACTTTTGATCGAGTACGCCAACGGAAAGCGGGCCCTCGACCCAGACGTTTGGGTGAAGACCCTCTTAGCGGAGATCGAGCCGCTACTCGCCCGTGGGGAAAGCGTGATCGTTACCGACGTGCGCTTTCCCAACGAGGCCGAACTACTCCACGCCGCTGGTGCCGTCCTGTTCAAGATCGAGCGCCCCCAGATTCCCATCTTCTGCGACCTCGCCGATAGCGGGGTTGACGAGATCGACGGGGCTTTGATCAGCCGAACCTTCGTCAACAACGCCGGCGTCAACGATCTCTGGCGTGACGCTCGCGACGTAGCCGACACACTGGGCTGAGACTTCCTTGAGCGCCGCGAGGACCGTAGCCTCCGGCGCCCCGAGAACGAACCAACTGGCGACGGCCGAGACGACGGCTCCCGACACGAGGCCGGCGGCGAAGCCACGGATCTTGGTGAGTTGTGCGAGGATAGCCTTGAGTTCACTCGGCATTATTACCTCCGGTCGAACCAGATGTGGTGTTGATCGAGAAGCCCATCGCGGGCCGAGAAGCAGTACACGATCATGGCGGGCCGCGCCGTAGTCCAGCCGTTCGTAGCGGCGTACCGATCTGGCTCCACCGGGGCGGGTTGCTGGAGAAGAACGATGCCCGGATCTTCCTCCACCTTCATGTGGTGGAGATTGCCCGTGATGGCGTAGCCGTGGCGGTAGCCGCGCCCGTGCTTGCGGCTGTAACTGTGGAGATTATCGGCCAGATCTGACGCCTTGTGCAGCCCGTGGCCGTGGTGCATGACGATCGCCGTGTCGCCGAAGTAGTGGTACGCGAACGGGGCGATAAGGTTCCCGAACGTGACGCCCGAATCGTGCTGGAAAGCCACCTGTGCGGCCTTCCCCATCGCGATCGAGGTGTAGTAGTCGTGGTTGCCGGGGACCACCTCGACGTGTACCTTGAGGCCCCTGCTACGCAGGATCGTGACGCCTTGGATGTACAGGTCGATGGCCTCCACCAGAATCTCCTCCGGCAAGCCGTCCAGATCCATCTGGTGCCGGAAACTCGTGGTCTTGCCGTGTACGTTGTCGGAGTGGACCATATCCCCGCCGCAAGCGAGAATAACATAATGGATCTTGCGGCCGGAAAGGCGATCTGCCGCCTCCGAGACGCCGGACAGGAACCGCTCGCGGGCCACGGCGCGGTTGTACGCCCCGCCTCCGCCGAACGACGCGGCGCAGTACGCGCCGAAGTGCAAATCCGAGGCGTGGATGTGGGCGATCACGGACTCGTCGGTGGGGAGCCTCGCCGGGAGCGCACGCGCTGGAATATCTCCGCCGAGCAGGGCCTTGATCTTCTCTGCGAACGGGTCCAGCGTGCGGGACTCAAACGCCACCCACTTGGCCGCGCTATCCCGGACTTGGCGGTACTCCTCGCGATCTACGCGGGCCGCGAGGCGCTGCCGCTTCGCCTCCATGCTGCGATCGAACAGGTCGTCTTCCGGGGCTTCCCGGATCTCCTCCGGGCTGAAAGGCTCGTGGCGCTTCGTGACGCCGAGGGCGGTCTTGATCTTCTCAAAGTCGCGCCGCGTAACGCCGTGGCGGATCGCGACGTCGTGCATCGGCTTATTGCCGCCGTCCTCGACGTAATCGTTGATCATCGAACGAACGATCTCTCCGGCAAGAACCATCGGGCGGTCTTCGCGCCCCGGCCAGACGAACGTGTAGGAGTCTCGGATCTGGTTGTACGAGTAGGTGTAGGCGTCCGCCTTGGCTGCGGCCAGATCGTCCGACTCCGTGCTCAGGGCTTCGTCCGTGTGGTCTTGGACGTAGCGAACCACTTGCATGGCGCGGTGGGATCCGAGGCCCGTTAGGCGGGTAACCTCTCTACGGCTCAGGCCGACAAGTTGGTCCAATCCGTGCTCCTCGACGATTTCGCGAGGATCAAAGCCGTTGTGCATGTTCTCTCCGAGGGTAGTGTAGTTTAGATCAGACGCGGGTCTTGCGGCCCTTGTGCCACTTATCAAACAACCCACCGATCTTGCCAACAGCAACACGGACTTGATCTCGATACGCGGCGTCCGAACGTGGGGGCACGTTGGCGATGTCCATGAAGCCGATCGCTAGGTAGTAATACGCCCCTTCCGTAGAGTACACTCCCCAAACGTGAGAGGCTACCACGTTATGCCGCATGTAGAGCGTCTTCAAGATCCCATCAGGCATCTCCGCCGTCACAAGTTCCACGAACCCATCCGTGCTGACGTGCTTGAGCATCCAGACATAGGCATCGTCCAACGTCTGCTTCTGCCATGTATCGCGGATCGCGTGGGAAGTCTCTGAGAACACCTCGTACACGATCGAGGAGGTCAGTTCCTTGCCGATCGTTGGGATGTTTCCGCCGTTCTCGGCGCGGAGAAGCACCACTCGATCGGCCGTGACGCTGGCCAACAACTCGTTGAGGAGGGTGTAGGTCGTGTGGACGTCGCCGATAACGTCGATGGGGCGATCTGCGCTAGAATCGGCGCGCTTCTTGGAGGAGACCCAAGCCTTTCCGATGTCCCGGAAGGCGTTGATCAACTCCTTGGCGGCCCCTCCCATAAGGAATACGATCGCTACGGCGGCCCACGGAGGAACCTGACCGACCCATTCTGAGACGATAAACGTGGTGGCGTCCATAAGATCCTCGTCAGTCGTTAGGCGGGCGAGTGTTGTCTACGCGAGGCCGATGCGTAAGGCGCCACCACGGGCGGAAGCGGATCATGTAGGTCGTCCCCGGAGCCTGAGAGGCGAGGTTGGACCCGATAGCGATCCCGAACTTCTGGGGGAAAGCCCCAGTAGCCCAGTTAGATCCGAAAACCAGCGGCTCTATGCCGTTCTGGCTATCGTAATCCAACGTCTGCTCGTCGAGAGGGGCAAATAGGACCATGCGGAAGTTAGATCCGACGCGCATCTGGAAGTGCGGCGACAATGTGTTGGGGATCGACTCGCTGTCGATCGTTTCTCCGGCGTTGGTAGATCGGAAAGACTTGAGTTCCCAGTTGGTGTTATATTGCCATCCGCCGAACTTGTAGTTATTGTAATCGTTTTCGTCCAGCGACAGAGGATCTACGCACCACCCGACGAACAGAGCCGCCTCCTCACTTGAGGCTGGGAAGGCATCCATGTCCATCTCGATCACGAGTTCGGCGTCGTAGAACCCCTTGTAGTCCCCGTTGCCTTCGTAGAAGGGAAGAATGGACGTCGGGTCTTCGGGATCTGCAAGATCCCACGACATCATCAACATGCTGTTCAGCGGCCCGTTGCGGGCCGTCGCCGTCGTGCTGTGCGTGACGGTAGCCTCGATCCACCCGTTTTCGTCTTGTGTGAAGCCGTCTGTCCCGACGCCGTTACCAATGTCAAAGTGGACAGAATCCGTACGCAGAGCCGCCCACTCGGTGCCGAGATCTTGCGCGGGCGCGGCTCCGCCGGAGGACTGACGGTAGATGATGGACCGGGGGCCGATGATCCCGGCGCCCATCACGTCTCCTCAGACCGGGACGGGGCGAGCCAGACATGGACGAGGGGCAAGATGCCGGCGCCCATTCCAGTGATCGCCGTGTAGTTCGTAATCTGGAGGGCCATGCGGTCGTAACCGGCCACGTCGAGACGGTCCGTGAGGTTGTGCTCGATCACCAAGTCCTTACCGCCGACAGGGTTGCACCACGGAGTCGGGAAGGCCGCTCCGAGGATCGACTTGGGCTTGAGCCAGATGTCCATAGTAATGTCTTGGGGATCTGCGTAGCCCACGATGGTCCCAGTACCGCTAGTGGCCGCGACATCGACGAGGAGCGCCGGAGGCGTCATAGGCGGATCACCGAACGCAAAGATCAGAAGCGCCGAGACATCCACGCCGTTATAGCGGACGGTGATAATCGTGGCGCTGGGATCTGTATCGACCGCATGATCGCCGTTGATGTCGTCCCGGAGTGACGTAAGGACGCCGAGGGCCGTGAGCCCCGTGTCGCTGTACATCGTTCCGTTCACGTCCACGCCGTAGGTCGTTGCTGCGTCCATGTCCGGGATGATAACGAGCGCACTGATGGCGCCCGCGATGCTTCGGATCGCAATCGACATCTGCGCCGTGACGGTATCCTCTAGGGCGATACCGAGGTTGTCCGGGGCCGATCCTGCCGTGCTTCCGGGGTATTGCGCCAGATCCATCCCAAAGAAGTAGGAAGGATCTGGGTTGCGGCCGAAGGCCAACTCGGTGGCCGAGTTGACGCGAATAAAGGTGCTTTCGTTGGCCATTTTATCTCCGTCAGTCGGCTGCGTACTTGATCATGGTGAGCGAGATCCGCTTGAATACCTGACGACACTCCGTGAGATGGTAAGTGCCGCTGTGGTCGATATGCGCCTGATTGTAGATCTCGCAGAAGTAGGTGTATGTATCCAACTCCGCATCCACGTCGATGTTGACAGTAACCGTGATGAAAGCCGCCGTATTGGCGGGATTGATCGTGGTGGTTCCACCGACGTCCGTAACGGCCCCAGTAGTGCGGTTCATCTTACGGATCTTGACGTAGAAGTCTTCCGTCGTGTTGCTTCCGTCGTAATACTCGACAACCAACTCGTCGAAACGCCAGACCGTTGAGTTCTGCGAGCCGCTTTGATCGAGAGGAACGGGCCTAGTCCAGATCGGGCCGTAGGTCAATGTGTTGGTGTTGACGTCGATATTGCCAAACTGGTAGTATCCGCCACTCGCGATCAAGTGCGTGTACCCGCCCGTGCGAGGGGACATGTCTATCTTGACGGAGGTTGCCGAAGCGCCGAGGCGGTACGCCAGCCCCAGCAACGGGTCTTGATCTGCGAACATGCCGACGAACGATTCCAGACCGTCCTGCGTGGCCTGCACCCAGAGATCTACGCCGCCAACAGATGAAAGGCGGTGGCGATCTGCCTGCGCATCGAAGTAGACGTATGGATCCGCAGTGACCTCGACGATCAGCGCAGCCGTTCCGACACCGAACCCAACAGTCCAAGTCCCCACACCGTCGATCAGGCTGTTGATGCTGGGGGCCGTGGTGTTGACCGCCGTGTCGGACACAGCCGTCAGGGTGCGCCCCGTGCCCGATTCGACGTTGACGTCGCCGTCGTCGTCGATGCAGATCTCCGCGCCCGTGCTGTGCTGAACGCACAGGTTCACGCCGTAGAAGTTCGACAACGCCCAGTTGACGTACGCGGCGGAGATTGGCTCGTTGTCCACGAAGCCGATCGCGACATAAGCGTCGGGGGGTTGGGTGATCTGTGCGCTTGGATCGGAAGCCCAAGGGTTCGCGGGTGCGGGCATCGGTTACCTCGTGGGGTGGATTCGTGCGGGCCAGTTGCGCGATCCGAACGGGAGCGCGAGAGGTGCGCGGGTACGGCCGGAGAAGCCAAGAAACCGCGTGTTGATTGCTTCTACTAGCACGACGGCGCCGGTAGGTGCAACCTGACCGATGATGGCCGCTGCGCGACGGGCATAGGCTGGATCCATGTAAGCGTCCCGCCACGCGGTGAGCACCACACACTTGGGGATCGCGAGCCGGAACTCCACTGTGGAAGGCGCGGTAGCCGTCTGCCATAGGCGGGTCAACTCGTCCTCTGTGCCTGTGCAGCGCCGTGCTTGCGCCGCAAGTTGCACCAGACGACGGTAATCGGCCTCGCTGATCCCCCGACGAGGGCCTACACCGAACATCAAGCCCCATTGATCCAGACGCGAGCCACGGGCCAATGCGAACGTCTCCGAGGTGGCGACGTCGAAGATGTCGTCCTCGATGAACTGGAGCACCGTACCGATCGACTCGACCACGGCACTGATCACAGGCTTGTACCGCATCCACGACGGCAACATGCCGAACAGGCGCTCCTTATGATCCCCAATGTGCTTGAGCGAGAAGTCGATCATCACGCCACCGTAGTCTGGTAATGCGTGGCGATGGCGTCAACGCTGATCAACTTGTCCGCGTTGCTGAACCCGGAGAAGTTCGCAGGGTTCGTAGGGTCGTCGCCCGGATCTGTGTAGGCCAGTGTGACCGTAGCCCGACCGACGCCGATAACCGACGCCACGGCGCCGATGATGTCGTTCTGTCGTACGTCGTCTCCGGGGCCGAGCGCGTTGAAGTAGCCGGAGACGGCGGACTGCACGGCGGAGGATACCTTAGCCAGCGTAGCCGTCCCTTCGTATGCCGTGATCGTGACGTTGACCTTGAAGTATTGCGGCTGGACGTAGAAGTACCCAACCGTATTCACAAGTCCGTCGGCGCCCACGAACTCGCCGGAAGCGCCGTCGGAGGAGTTGGCCGGGATCGCGATGGCCGCCGAGCCGTCCTTGAAAGCATAGATCAGGCGAAGGATCTGCTGCTTGTCGCTATTCGGGATCGCTTCTGGCCAGATCCAGACTGCTACGCCGCACGCGGGGATCACGGCTTGTCCCATAGTGACGGAGGACATCGTGTCGTTGAAGTAGACGTAAGCCTTGCGGACAGACGTAGCCCGTTCGATCGTGCTCTTGAGAGCCAGAGGAGAACGGGATCCGACGCTGTTGAAGGAGAGGATCTTGCTGCGGATCTGGTCCTCCGTGTCCGCCGCATAGCCGGGAGAGGCTGCGTCTGCGTTCGTGACGCTAACCCAGCCGGTAGTGCCCGAGATCCGCCGCGTAATGGTCCCAGAAGCGGCCTGCACGGCCCCGACCTCCGTACACCGTGCGCTGACCGTCGCCGTTCCCCCAGCGGGGATCAAAACGTCGTCCGTAGTTTCCCAGATGGACAACCCCGTGGATCCGCCGCCCTGTGCGCGTGACCCCTTCGACAAGAGCACCGAACCCGTGCCCCACGCCCCAACCGTAAGCGTCACCGACGAGGCGGCGCCGGGATCTACACGAACGCCGATCAAAGTGGCCAGTTCGTAGAGGTATGCTCCCGAAGCGTTGTAGATAGATCGGGCATCTTGGATTGCACTAACGGCCTCGTCGATCTCCGCTACCGCCATAGCGGTGGTCGAGAACAGGAGCGTCAGGAACTCGTGCGGTTGCCACCGTGGGGCGGGCTTGCCGATCGAAGCGAGAGCCGATTCCGCCGTCGTCTTGAATAGTTCGTACCACTCTCCGGCGTTGCGAGGGCGGTATCCGTTAGTCGTCATAGGCATGGATGGATCCTCCCATATAGACTAACCAGATCATCAGCCCCGCGCACGGAAGTAGACGTGGGCCATCCCGTTATAACCCACGTTGCTGGTGGCGGCAAGGGGGATATAGACGCGGATGTCCTGTTGTACGCGGTTGTACTGCCCCGTCAATGTAATGGAGATCGAGCGCCCTTCGCGTTCCGTGGAGGCGACGTTTACGTTCCGCATGTTGGGGATCGCTGCGACGAATCGCCGGATCTCAGCGGCCAGAAACGTCAGGTTATCCAACTTGCTGCTCTTGATCCTAAGCCAATCCATGCCGTAGGTTCCGTTGAAGATCCACTCTCCACGGAACATGTTGAGAGAATCGCGGACGTGCTGCTCCACTAGACGGGGATCGGTATCGTCGTCTACATACCCATCGCTGGGGTTTAGATCGTAGTCTTCCCCCGTGCGGAGAACATCGCTGGCCATCACGACCCCTTTAGGTTGACTGTTGTAGGTACGATCACGTTGGACACCGGCGTGTACGCCACGTTGGTGGAGATGGCCAATAGGGCTGCGTTGATCTGCCCAATCATCGTATCCATAACGTCCTGCAAGTCCTCGCGCACTAGAAACTGAGACACAGACGGGTTCCCGATCCGTACGTCAGCCGCGATGATCTCGTAATCTGCCCCCTCCGAGGTGGCATGTACTGGGCCAAACGAGATGGGCACGGCCACAGCATCCTGTAGGGCGTGCTTGCGTACGTCCTGCGCCGTGATCTCGTCCAATGAATCGCCAGAAAGGATCTCGTCTAGTGAGTGCTGAGCAAAACGGATCTCCACAATGTCGCCAACGGCCACTTTGTGCGTGATCATGGCTACACTGCTTCTCGGAAACGCCAAGGGCACGTCGAACAGCGTGGGCAGCGAGGTGTATGTGATCTCTACGTTGTGGCGCTTTACGCTGGGCCTGCGGACGAGAGGCTGCACGTCCACCCGTAAGGTGTCCATGTTCACGCTGACGATCTTGGCGATCATCATGGTGTGTAGATCGGACAGGTCTTCGTTGATCAGGTTTCGGAAGGTTTGGAGAAAAGACTGCATTTGCCCTCCTACTTCTCGTAGAGGCGGCCTTCGATCTCCGTGCAGAAATCGCCGGCAGTGTTGTTGCCCGTATGCTTTACCTTTTGAGCGATCAAACGAGCCGTACGCATGGCTCCGTCGAAACGATCAAAGTATTCGACCTGTATCTGCTGGCCCGGAAGGATCTCCGGGGTCAATAGCACCTTGATGCTCAAACCCTTCTCGATCTCCTCTGGAGAACCGATAAGCGTGCCGTCCTCTGTAGTGAACCGAGGCACCAACTCAAGCACGTTATGTCCTCGATCATAGCGAACAAGAGACACAGAGTTGCCGTCGAAAACGAGTTGCGCCTTGGCCATCTTGGCGAGTTGATCCATCAACCGAAAAGCGGGGCCGTGGTAGACCCTGCCGCGTGGCATAGTCTGGCTTGATAGGCCGCTTAGATCTAGCGCCTTGACCTCTACCTCTGCGGCAGCGGCGGCAGATCTAAATACCTCCTCAAACGTCTGGCTCCGCGCATCGCCACTAGAGTAGATCTTGTTACGGTACTTCTCCCCCGCCGAAAGGCACTCAAACAAGATCGACCAATCCGCATCGTTCTTAGCGAACTTGATCGAATCCTTTACGACATTACCAGCGTACAACCTAGTGACGTCCTTGCCGTAGCCCGCACTGATCCCAACAAAACTCTTGGACTGCACGCGCCGCATAAACGACCCGAACTCTCTTGGCGGATTGTAGATCGTGCAGGAGGCACTAGGGGGCTCGCCAGAACAGTCGTACATCACATCGAACTCAAGATCGAAACCCTGATCTGTGCTGAAAAGGCGGCCCTCTCCGCCGCTCTCTCCGATCTCAAACACGATGCTGCGTCCGAACAGCGTATCGCCACGGAAGATCTGAGAACGATCCATGTCACACCAACTCAGGCAGCGGATCTTTCTGGAACCCGCTCACGCCGCTATTGATCTCGTCCAAAGTCGCTGTGATCATAAACACCGTGTAATCCCTTAGCGCGCTCTGTTGATACGGCTCTTTGCCGAAGAACATAGCCGCGCCGTCTGTCAAGAACACGGTACACCCCTCGCCCACCCGCATGTTTACGGCGATCGGCTCTGTTTCACCCTCTGGGGTAACGGTTACACGCCAATCCGACAATCGCGTGTTCCAATCGAAATCGAACAGGTACGCCTTCTGCTGGAGTAGGATCCTTTCTCTGAAAACAGGCAGTTCCGTGTCGAAGTAGTATACGTCCATGTCATAGCCTCACGGTAGAGAGACGGCAAGTGGATCTTCCACTTCTGGCATAGACACAGGGAACGTTCCCGTCCCGTCTGTGGCCAGAGGGTTGCCTCCGGGTGATCCGCTACTGCCATAGTACAACTTGCGCGCAAGGCTTTCCGCGCCTAGTTGCGGCATAAGGTTACCCAAATCCCAGTTGAGATCGAAACCGCCTCCGAGATCCAACTTCTTCATCTGGAGGCCGCCAATCGCCCTACCCCCACGGCTCCTCGTAGACGTAGTGGCCGCTGCCTTGACCGCTTGGGGGATCGTAGGCAGCAGGACGTTACTGGACGTGGCGAAGCGGACCTTCTGAAAGTTGATTCTGATCTCCACAGACTGCGCGGAGGCTCCTGCGTTGAAGGATACAGAAGTGATCATGTAGTCGTCCAGAACACCGTGCCGTGTGGTGTTCAGTTCCCACTTCATGTTGCGGTACTGCATCAGAACACGCTCGTATGCCGCGATCTTCTCGCCAACCATGTTGCGGAGCACGTCCTCGTCATAGACTATATTGCGGCGCAGATTGACGCTGACAGATCGAACTTGCCCCGTCTCGTCCGTGTTGGTTACCGTTCGCTGCGTTTCGTATACGTCCGAAGACCTAACTTGTCCCACGAACTGAGTAACGTACACGGCCTCTGCACCGATCAGCATCTCGGACACGTTGAACGCAACGTCGAACGTGTCCGGCTCCTGATTCACATGATCGTTGACAAACAGGCCGTTATCCAGCGGGTGCTTGGCTACGTTGTTCGTGATGCTCAACTGCTCTGAGATCGTAGAGAAGAAAGGCAGCGCGAACATCTGCGGGTAGCCGGCGTCCTCGATCTGGCACGCCATCACGAAACAACCATATGCACTGGTGTTCTTGATCATTCGCGCACCTTGTCGCCGATACGAGTTGCGGAGTCGCCCATGATGGCCAGCGCCGTCTGGGGGGCGTTCACCGAGTTGACGGTATTGTTTACGACGATGTTGTTCTGCGTAGGCGGTTTGCCGTTCGTCGGCATGTACCCAGCGGCGAAGATGTCCTGTTGAAATAGGTTTTTGATCCTACCTCCGCCCGTCTTAGTCAAACCCTTACCGAAGTCTTGCAAACCCTGCCCCACCTCACCAAAGAACAGTTTGACGAAAGCGCCGTAGATGGCAGCAATCATCCCGATAACGACCTCCAGAACGCCGATAACCCCCAGAATGATCGTATTCAAGATGCGGAAGAAGGCGAAAACGACGCCGAAGAAGGCCGTAATCGACATCAGCAGGAACCCGAGCGCGGCCACGATCATGGCGAAGAACACAGGCAGCAGTGGACTCTGTAGGATCTCCTTCAACATCATAAAAGCCACCTCTCCCAGCATCACTACGGCCTTGTAGATCGCGTAGATGCCTCCGAGGAAGGTGTAGACGAACGAGTTGCCGCTGTTGAGCATGTCTCCGATCAAAGAGGGGCCGCCCTGCATGTAGACGTAGAAGTCTTGTGCCGCCAAACCCAGTAGCGCCCACACGGCGATGAAAGACATGGCCGAGTAGATCAATGGCGCCAGATACAGCAGCGCCATCGTGACTAGTCCCAGAATAGCGGCTTGGATAGCTGAGAAAGCGTCGTTCGCGTTTGTGATCAAACCCTTGAAGATGTCCTGTCCCGTAAGCCAAGTGTAGAGGCGCTGGAACATACCCGACATCTCGTCAAAGTGCTGCGCCGCAACCCGCGCAAGATCTACCATGTACACGGCCGCCTCCTCTGCGGCTCGTTTGACCACGGGCAGCAGGGATTGCGTCATGTTGTTGCGGAAGCCTGTAAACACGCCGGAGAGAACGCCGAGAGACGTCCTAGTTGCCTCCCCCATCTCGATCTGTGCTTTGGTCAATACTTGGCCCGAGGCGGCCATAGCCTTCATGTCCTCGATGATCGCCTTCGATCCACGGTCCGCAAGCGGGGCGTACTTACGCGCCACGTCGTCGCCGAAGAACCGAGACATAACGGCAGATCTCGTCTGTCTGTCGAGATTCTTGAGCCCATCCACAAGCGTCAAGAACCTGTCTAGCGGACCCTTGCCTACGAAGTCCTCCGGCAGTAGGTTCGTGCCTTTTAGATCGTCCACAACAGTCTTGTTGCCGTCGGCGAACTCCATCAACTTATCTTGCATTGTAGCGATCAAGTCTGGTACGTCGTTGATCTCCGCACCGTATCTTTGCGATAGGCCGACGAACGCACTGAGTTGATCGGACTGCATACCGAGGCCGGCGGACATCTTGTTGAGTTTCGACGCCTGCTCTGTGAAGTCGTCTACGTTTAGGATGCGGGTAAGCGCCTCCCAGCCTCGACCGAATGACTGCATCAAACGATCCAAGAAGATCGTGGTGACGCCGAACTCTTGGAAGCCTCGACGCAACTTGCCGAAACTTCCAGCCATTCGCCCGATAGCATCTTGGTTATGCACTTGGACGACGAGGTTCACGAGGCTTACAACCGAACCCGCCAATCCGCTAGATCCTCCGGGTAATGCCACGTCTACCTCTTGCGGATCGAGTTGATCTTGTTCGACATCTCGTCTTGTGCCGCCTGCTTCTTATGGTCGATAAGATCTAGCGCACCATGCAACATCACTAACTCACGGAGAGACGCTTGTCTAGCGTCCGTTAGCGACATGCGTAGATCTGGGTGAATGATCAAACGTAGTCGCAACGAGTCTGTGATTGCCACCGCAGACGTCTTCTCTATCTCCCCAAAAGACAGGCGCATCTTGACGTTATCGGCAGATCCTTTGTTTTGATCTACCCTGTCCTTCACTCGATGGAAATAGTAAGTAGATCGAAAAAACCGTTGTGCGAGATCGACCTCTGGCAAGCACCGATCAGTTCGCCGTAGTTGGCTTGGTACGCGGCTGCGAAGTGCATCTTGTCCTTGAGGGGCTGGCCGTCTCGATCGCAATAGGCCAGCAACATCGGAGCGATGGCGCGGAGGCCGCCACTGCGAGACAAGCCCTCAAGAGCCTGTTTACTGATCTGACCGACGTCCACCTTCTTCTTCACTTCGTCGAACAGTTCCGCCTTCTTATCGGCCGACAACGTGGAGAAATCGGAGGGCAGGTTTACCGTCTCCATAAGCATCTGAAAGATCGGTCCAAGGCCGAGTTGCAGAAGACGATCAACAACCTCAAGGCCGGGGTCCGTCGGGTGCTCGCGGAGAACGTACTCGTGCGACGTACCGTCGCGATCTCGGAGCGTAAACGTGTGGATAGGCGTAGCAGACATGGGGGTAGTCTCCACTCAAATGGGGGTAAGATCCTTGCCGAGTTACCCGATTCGGATCGGGGGAACGGCGGCATCGGCAGGGTTGTGGAACGAAGCGTCCCGGCCGTAGGGCAGTTCAATGACGTACTCGCGGGTGCCTTGCTCCTTGCCCTTGCTGAACGCTGGGACGCTGATGAAGTATCCGAAGGCCGAGGAGTATTGCTCCCCAGAGGCCGGATCATACATCGCGACCACAAGCGGGGCCGGAACGCCCGTAGACTCCATAGCCGCTTGGAAAGCGTACCACAGGCTGTGCATGTACTGGGCCGAGGCCGAGAGAGCCTGCAACGTGATCGTCAACCGCATACGGTTGTCGTTGACGTAGTTGGCGTGGACAAGACCGTCCGCGCCCACCATCGACTCGATGATGTCCGTCGTAGGGAACTCAACCTCGATACCACCGTCGTCGCCGTAATCCGAGAGGACGACACCGTTGATCGAAAAGTGGACGTTCGCGAAGTTGTAGAAGCGCGGGGCTGCGACCAACTTAGCCATTGATGTCTCCTTACTGCGTGATGGTGACGCTGATGGAGATCAGTCGTCCGTCGAGGAGGATAGGGATCTGGACCGTGAAACGGAGACGGCGATTGGCGCGGTCCGTCGAGGTGATAGCCTCTGCACGGATGATCACTTCGCTGCCCTGCGCAGTCGCCTGAGCCCGAGAGACGAAGTGGCCGGCGTTGACGCCACGCTCGTAGATGGCATTGATCTGCGCAAGCACGATCTGCTGCCCATCGCTGTTCAGCGGCAACTTGAGGCCGAGCGAGCCGTAGCGGACCTTGAGATCTGCCATAGCCTCGCGCATACGCGCCTCAAACCAATCCGCCGAGACGAGGGCGTAGAACGGGCGACCAGACTGCGAGTTGCCCGGATCGAGCCAGACGTCCGTACCGCCGAGGGGCAGAGCAACGCTAATGTTGTTGTCCCGGAGGTTGTTCTTGGCGGTTGTGATCGTGGTTCCGGCCGGGAACGCCATCTTCGGGATCGCGGGAACCGGGAACGTCCACGGGAGAGACTGCGTATCGGGATCGTAGGAAAGGCCCCACGAGGCCACGGCCGCCGCCATCTTGTTGAGGCCGCCCGAACCGTTGTAGTAGTTCATCAGGATACGGTCGAGGGTCGTCTCTGGAAGCGGATCTCCGTTGCCGTCCACGAACGCCGCTTCCCACGTCGCCGTGCTGGCGAGCGCGTCCGAATCGTCCGTGCAGGCGATCACAATACGCTTGCGGGCCGAGGTGGCCACCGTAGCGGCGGCGATGTCGGCGATCGTCACGATGTTGGACGTAACGGGAACAACGCAGTACCAATCCGAGTGGTCGGCATCGTCCAGCGTGCTGAGGATCGAGTAGTTATCTCCGCCAGCGGTGTCCACTGCGAGGATCCCGACGGTGGTGGGCGAACGGCTATGGCCGAAAAGCGCCGTGATCGCCGCGAGGAGGGCGGTGCCAACCGAACCGGCCGTGGTGGTATTGGCGTCCTGTGCCTCGCTCAGAGCGCCGATCTCGACGTACTTGGATGCGTGGCTACCGATGGTCACTTCCGAGCCGAAGCCCGCCAAGGTGCTGTTGGCCTTGTTGTCGATCAATAGGATCTTGTCGAACGCTGCAACGGCTCCGGGGAGTGCCGCGAGCGAGACGGTGATGCTGATCGTGTCCGAGTGGCTGAGAAGGATGTCGTTGGCCATGTTACTCCTCGACGGTCATGTCGATGTTGATCTGTGTGGTTCCGCCTTCGGCAAGGTCGTCGGCGGAGTAATCCACCCGGACCGTATCGACTCCTGTGATAACACGTTGCCCGACTCGCGTGCAACCCAAGATCACGTCCACGAACGCTCTGGACTCCATATCCGTTTCCAACAGACCTGTCAAGTCCTCTAGGCCGATCCCATCGTCCGATAGTACATAGCCATAAGTCTGTGTGATCTCAAGAACGTCTGGATGGTAGATGTAGTCGAGTGCCGTTGCAAGAGCGTCGATCGCGTCTTGTCCGAACGCCTGTACACGGACAACGGATTGAACGATCTGCTGAGGGAAGTCGTGCTGTCTGCCTGCATCCCCCGTACCGATACGCTCGCCGTGTACGATCATCTGCAACGTCATGTACGGGCCAGACGGACGGGGACCGTTCACCGGCTCGTTCAATACGGTGTCCGGCGTGAACCACGCAAAGTCGTCGGTGTCGATCGTCTCCTCAAGCCAAAGCCTGATCGCCTCAAAGACGTCGATACGGCTGTAATCACCCATTCTTCGCCTCCTCAGACCCCTCGTCGATGCGCGCACAAACGGCGTGGGTGTGGGCTAGGATAGGGGAGAACTGGTGGCTCTTTACGCGCACCACGCGGTAGCGGTTTCCGGGGAAAGCCGTGTGCTCGATCTCGTCCGCACCCTTGGTTCCGTACTGGTCTTCGCCCCGCAAGTCGAAGGAGGCAGAGACGTAGACTTTGATGTAGTCGGCTGAACGATCTCCGTATCCAGCGTCTTTGGTGAACTGCCCCTGTTCCGGCTGTGCGGAGGCCAGCGAAGTCGCGCTCGTCTCCGCTCCCGGAACCCAGACACCGCGATCGTAGGCGCCTTCGGCCTGTCTGTATCGAGTCAGCGTGCCGTTCGTGATGATCGGAGTCATTCTAGTTGGCTCCAGAAGCGATTTACGCCCGAGACGTTGTTGGGGCCGATACGCATCTTACGAAGTTGTCTATCCGCCTCTTGCGCCTTACGCAAGGTTTGGGAATCGGGCCTGCGTTTGATCACCTGATAGGTCCACGAATCAACGTAATCGCCATCATGCACCAAGGGCCAGTTGAACCCCTTAACCTTCTGCCATGCGATAGTGTTCGCCCGCTCTCTGCTATTGATGATGGACTCTTTGATCTCGCTAACCACCTGTGCGGCGAAACGCTCGTATTCGCTTTTGATCTGTCCTTTACGCATCTTCTGCACGGCAGCCTGCTTCACGATTCGGGCTAAGCGCCGGTTGATGCTTTTCCTGCGTTTACGCAGGAGTTTGGTAACCGCCGGTCGTGGAGGGATCGGGGCCGGACGCCCAAACAACGTGTTGTTGGGGGCTCCGTACTCCAAGATGCCGAACAGGCGCCACGTCGGGATCGTACTACCGTCTCCGCGTGTGTGTTCGTGAGACTTCTTGATGCCGATCAAAACCTCGTTGTTGAGGTTGTCCATCATAGTAGCCATGCTAAAGAACGATCCAGATCCTTTCATACGCCCGAATACGCCGCCTACTTGGATCGTTGGGGCTGTGCCCGGACCTGTCTCCGGCCCACTAGGCCCGCCGAACGCATCTTTCATAGCGTTGAAAAGGATCCGGCGTTGGAGCACTCTAGCGGCTACGCCGCCCACCACTCTTGCGGCAGCGGTTATCGCCGGTATGGCCATCAGATCACTCCGACGTGGCCGACGGCTCTCGTTGCCCTATAACGAAGGTATAGCCGTCCCCAAGTCGTAGCGGGGAGGTCGCCCTCGTTCATTGTGATCCCGCTCAAGCCGGGGCTGGCGAGATAAGTGACCGATACGTCTCCCGTGCGTTGAGACTGCACAGGGCCGGCAATACCGGCCCCTCCTCCCGCCTCGCGGGCGGACATCGTTAGATGGTGCAGCACCCAGCACGCCATAGCCGTGTGGTAGACGTTCCCCCACGCGGCCTTGTTGTGCGCCGTGATAGACTCCTCGATCCAGAAATCCACAGACGGCAAGGCCGCCAATGTTGCGTCCATACTTCCGATCTTGGTTTCGATCAGCGTAGAATCAGCAGACATTGACGGCCACTCCTATCAGGGACGAGGAGACAGAACCCGGCCACGATGGACATTGATGTCCCCGCGATCGACCAGAGCCGTAAAGATCCGGTTACCAAACAGGTTCTTGAGAACCTTGCCGGTCACAGAGATCTCGTAGGACTTAGACCCAACGATCTGCTCGTCGAGTTTGGTCCCAAGCATACGCTGCGAAGCCTCAACCCCTTCCACGGCGGGAAGTTCGATCATGCCTTCGGTAGCGTTGGTAACGCGGTACGTCGCCGTATCGCGAATCTCGTCAGTCTCGGTAGCCATGAATGATCTCTCAGGGGGCAGCGTTTGGGGTAGAAGACGGGACGGGATCACGCTACCCCTTCGTTATCCCGCCCCGTCACCGGCTAGTCGATCACGCGGAGGTGTCAACCAGACCGACAACCACGTCCCCAACACGGCGCATCACGATACCACCGTGGGCGAGGAACATAGGCTGGTACTTGACGAAGCCCTCGTCCACGATCGGAAGCGTCTGAATCCCACCACCGGGGATAACGTTCGCGACCGTATTCCGATCTTGACGGAACGCGACGACCGCGCTAACGCCGGAGGCGAAAGCATCGTCGAGTTCCCAGCAGATGTCGATCTGCGACTCGGAACGGATGTAGGGGTTCGCCGCGAGGAAACGCTCAAGAAGGGAGATCGGCGTGAGGGCCGAGGCCGTCTTGACAAGCGTACCGGCAAGGAAAGCGTGCATCTTCGTGCCCATCGCGAGACGGTTCGGAGCGAACACTTGCTTGCTGTTGAGGGTCGGGTACGACACGAGGCGCACCAACTCGCGAACGTAGGACTCAGTGTCCGACGGATTCGCGGCCAGATCGAACGTGCCGTTGAGGGTCAGACGGGTAACCCACGGGTAGTTGAGAACACCGTAGATCCCCGAGGCGTCGTCGCCCCACCAGACCTTCTGGTTCGCGAACGACTCAAGGACGTCGCGAGCAGCGCGGGCGAGGAGTTGGAGCCGGCCGATGTTGGCAACGTTCTCCGCCAGATCCTCAAACACGTCCCAGAGGATCTGGGTGACGTAGTAGCGGACCGGGAAGACCTTGCTGGCCTGCGCCATGTTGACGGTCGGGAGTTGCGAACCCGCACCGCGCCAGACGCGAGCCTCGCCCGACGCATACACGCGGGTAACCTCGTGATCCTTGGCCCCGAGAGGGACCGAGGTGTCGGTCGGGAAGATCGCAAGACCGTTGGGGAGGGGACGCTCCTCCTCAAGAACCTCGCTGTAGACGTGGCGCAACTTGGCTGCGCCCAGACCGCCGCCAGTGGGGCCGATCCCGTCAGCACGGAGAGTCGCGAACTGCGAATCAACGTGCTTGTCGAGAGCCGACACGAACTGGTCGAAGGCCACACCGTCGCCACGGGCCGCCGCCACCGTGCGGGCATCACCCAGCACGCGGCGGAGGGCACCCCGGACGGCGTTCTCGGAGGACGGCCCGAAGGCGTCACCGATCAGATGGAAAGTCGTCATGGTATTTCCTCAGAGAATGGGTTGGATCAGAGCAGTTCGATCAGACCGAACGAACCGCTCGCCTTGCGCCACACGGCCTTGGCCGGAGACAACGGGCAGCGACCGGCGCCAGAAGCGGCAAACAACTTGCCCTCCTCGCCCGAAGCCGTACCGACGTACACCGTGCCGCCAGCGGCCGGAGAACCACCGGCAACCTCAACCCAGACCGCGCCGCGAGACACGATCTTGACGCCCTCTCCCGGCTTGTACGCGGTGGCGAACTGGCCGAGGACGTCGCTGTCGGTGTCGTGCGTGTAGCGCGCAATACCGAGCATCTTGGCGTCGAGGAACGATCCCTCGTTCGTCGCCGTGCGGGTGACGGTCGAGGTGCCTGCGATAGCGATGTGAAGATCGAACTCAACACCGGGGATCGAAGCCGCAACCGTCAGCACGTTGGTGCTGGAGTTGTAGGTGGCAGCGATCATGCTGAGCGACAGGGCGTCAATGTACGTCTCAAGGGCCGCACCCACCGCATCGAGGGTCGAGTCGTTGGCCGAGGCGCTGACAGGGATCGCCAGACCGTTGTACTTGACGGAACCTTGGACGATGAACACGTCGGTGTTGGTGAACGTGCCGCCAAACGCAAACGCGATCGACTTCGCCGGGAGGGTGCTGGACGACGGCAGGGCGCAGATCTCGTCGCTGAGGGCGCGGGCCTGCTTGGCAGCGAAGGCCGAACCGCTGGAGAACGAGTCGAGCGCAACAACCGCACGACCGAACGGGATCTCAACCGCGTCGGCGCCGGTGGCCTGCGTGCTCTGGGCGAGGTTGCCGACGAGCGAAGCAAGCGTGAAGGCCGAATCAGTGCCGGGGACGTACGCAACCAGATCCAGCGTGCCCGCGTTGTCCACGGGGTAGACGCAAGAGAGGAGTTCGGCGTCGGCTTCGATCGCGGTCTTGAGCGCAGCGGTAACCTCAGCGGCCGTATTGTCGCTGGCAGCGACAGTCGCCGAGAAGGTGATCGACTCGCCGCTCTGGGTCAGCGTAAAGCCAAACGTCTCGCCGCCGGCCGCAGGGGTCGGGGTGAGGCGGACCTTATGCGCCAACGCCGGGGAGGCGTTGATCGCGTCCTTGCCTTCCGAGGCATCGCCCTTGAGGGGCTGACCAGCGTAACCCGGATCACGGAAAGTCGTGACGTCCTGCGGGCGCTGATGGAACTTATCCTTCATCGCAGTCTCCTAAAAGGATCAGACCCGCTTGGGTCCGTAGGAAGTTGGGGGAACGATCTGACCGACACCAGAATCGGAATCGGTCTTCTTGACAACCGTCGAGGGCATTTGGATCGCCATAGAGACGACAGAACGACCGTCCAGATTGTCCGTCTTGATCCCGAACGAGGTGAGAATCGCGTTGGCGATCTTCTCGTTCGACTCAGACTCGTTGTAACGAACGCCTTGAGCGTCCGCACGAACCGCTAGGCTCTTACGCTCGTTGTACCACGCGATACGATCGGTGTCAACGCCGTCCATCTTAGCCTCTGCCGCCATCTCGCCTTCCGGCTTGGCGTCCTTAGCCATGTAGCCGTCCATAGCGGCCTTGATCATGTCCGGCATGGCTGCGGAGAACTCCTTAGCCCACGACATGAACCATCCGGGGGCCTCCATAGAGGGCTCCTCCTCCATCGAGGGATCGTCAGGCATCTCGCCTTCGGCCGCCATCTCGGCGTCCTTCATCGGCTCCTCAGCGGCCATCTCGCCTTCGGCCGCCATCTCGGCGTCCTTCATAGGCTCCTCAGCCTGCATCTCCCCTTCGGCCGCCATCTCGGCGTCCTTCATCGGCGGCTCAGTGTGCGCCGCATCGACCTTCTTCTTCATGTCGGCCTCCGAGATCGTCCAATCGAGAGAGTCAACGCGGACACGACAGTCCTCGCCTCCCCTTGCTTGATCAACGATCGCAAGATGGTTGTACTCACGACTAACCTGTACGGCGTCGTATTCGCCAAACTCCGGGTCCACTCCCGGCGTTCCGTCGATCTCCGCGATGTAGCCGGGAGACAGTTGGACCTTGCCGGACGCGATCGCGTCCTTGGCGGCCCGAGTCCGCACGGCCATGCGTACACGGACGAATCCGCCCGGACCCTCGATCACCTCGTCGCCGACGTCGCCGACGCCGAACTGTTGCACGTTCTCGTCCGTGACGAAGACGGGCGGGTGTTCCAACGTCAAGGGAGCGCGCCCAAGAGACACGATCGAACGTTCATCCCAGAGTCGGCTGCGGGGGACAAGTTCCCGGCGGATACTTCCGTCCTCGTTGCGGTAGAGGTAGATCCCCGGCCGTGCCGCGAAGCCCTCAAGGAATAGCGCCCCGCCCGGACCCTCAACGGGTGCCGAGAGATCTGCATCAAGCCGATCCTGTCGGTAAACGCGGACGATTTTCATGTCCCTTGGGTTGCTCCGTGATCGAGGTAACACGCCCGAAGGGCGCTGTCAAGATCCTCTAACATAACCCTTTTGACCTGTCAAGCACCGCCTGCATGTCCAATCCAGCGCAGTCGATCTTACGCTCTGTGACGTGATAATGACAGGCGAAACCCTTGAACTTGCCGGAGGCCACGTCCGTGCTCACCCTCTGGCCCTCACTAGGGATCTCCAGCGGAACACCCGCCGCTTCGTGTACTGCGGCCCAGAGTGCGGCGAGGGCTTCCAGTTGCACAGGGTAGAACCCGAGGAACTCCCCGAGGGGCTTACCGTGGACCTTCTGGCCCTTGATCACAGGGCGGCGGCCGAAACCCCGCTCCTCGTACAGATCATTGTACTTCGTGGAGTAAGCGTTGCTGATCTCCACACCCACAGACGCGGCGTTGACGACCCTAGATCCCGCGTGCCAACAAGTATGTTGCATGTCAGCGAGTTGATAGATCGTGCCGTCATTGTCGATACAGAACTGCACCGAAACCTTACGATCATTCAGAACCTTGACACACGACGCCGAAGACAGACAGACGTCCCAGTGTGTGATGAACATTCCGATCTGCCTTGGGCGAGACATGCTGTTCTGCGTGTACGTCCCCGTGTTCAGTCGGAGCCCCTTCGGCTCGTTCCACAAGACCACCTTGTCCCACTTGATGCGGAACGGCTTGCCTGCGTAGATGATCGACTTCTCGTCGTCCTCGACGCCGTTGCCCGCCTCGCGTGCCGTGAAGATGTGCCGGTACGTCGTGGGTCCACACAGCCCGTCCGGCGTCAACTTGTGGGCCTTTTGGAACGCAACGATCTTCTTGATCAAGTCCGTGTCGAACGCCTTGGCCCCAAACCAAGCCGGTGTCCAACCCAACTCGTTAGCAGATCTCTGGTTGTACTTGATTGCGTCTTGATCAGTCATGGGGTATCCTTGCGCTGCTTTGGAGACTTCTTATGCCACGAAGGTAGCAGATCGAAGTCCCCTGTGTACTTCGGATTGTCCGGGCGTCCAGACTTGAGTAGGCGGATAAACGCCTTGACGCGGGCGAACGCCCAGCCCGTCCTAGATGCTCTTGGATCGTGGCTGGCGCTGTATGCGCCGGCGCCCCGCCGATAGACGGCTTTCAGCGTGCCGATCGAGACGCCTTTGCGTTTGTCTTCGGGGATCGTCTTTAGGTACTGCCGGAGCACCTTCTCGGCGGCCGAGGAGATCTCGATCCCGCCCCTCGTCGTAGACGCGCTTCCCGCCTTGTTCGTCTCGCTCCCGCTGATTTGATCGCTAGGGGGCGCGGGCTCGCTCGCCTCCGTCCCGGTGAACGATCGCTTATCTTCGTACCGCTCTCCGGTGCGTTCGCTTATTACCCAGCCTTGGATCTCCGCCTTCCGCCGCGCCCTTTCTCGACTTGATTCGGATTCGGGGTCGAAGAAGTAGATCGCTCCACTCTCCCCCCACTTGTATCCGTGGCGACCGTTGGCCGTAACCTCGCGGACAGGCATCAGTCCCCCATCACCTTACTGATGGCTTTGAGGATCATGTCCATGATGCTGGCCTTCGTCGGTGCTTCCGCGTTGGCTACAGCCTCGTGGAGATCGGACAGAACGTCCGCCACGACCTCGCTGTCGATCATTGTACCGTCCTCGCGGATCGGACCACCGACAACCCAAGCGTCACACGTCCGTTCGGCGGCGCACTTGAAGTCGAACGCCTCGCAGTAGCCCAACTGGCCGGCCTCGATCACGTCGTACGCATCCTCGCCAACGCCCTTGGCGATGCACCCGACCATGCGATCACTGACGTTGAAGAACGCACAGTTGCCGCACTTCATGTCGCTCACCTCCTCGACGGAGGCGTTCATACGATCGGCCTTACCAGACCAGTAGTCCCCCGGCTCGTTCGGATTCGCGGGGCCGTAATGCGCCTTGTCGATCGCCGTCTGGCGGTTGGCGAGGTTGGCCTCGATGTCCTGCGTCTCGATCGGACAGACCGGCTCCGCGTCCGTGCGACCCATCGCGCTCCGCGCCTGCGTCACCCACTCGTCCGCCGTGTTGCCGCCCCAGATAAGGCCGGCGATCCACCCGTTGTCGCGCCAAGGTTCGTCCTTCCACTCCGGCGAGACGCTAGAGGACGTCTCCCGGTGCCGCGCCCACCACGCCGCCATCTCGATCACGTCCTGACCGGAGATAGACGTCTCGGTGGCGAGTTGGCGCGCACGCCGCCAGCCCGTGTCGATACCGCCTTGCACGGCCTCTCCGTACTCCGCCTTCCACTCGATCGCCTTCTTGGCGTTGTTCTTGACGGCTTCGGGGATCTTGTAGCGCCGCTTTCGATCTTCCGAGGTTGGGTTCGGGAACTCGGCATCGTATCGGCTGAGGCCCGTGTTGGTGCTCGTGGGGCGCGCATCGACGCCCGCCGCGCCACCGAGGCTAGGTGTAGCCACCTTGAGGGGATCTGGCGGCATCTGCCCCGGCGCGTTCTTGCCCTGCGTGTTGGGCGACGACGTGTTCGGGTTCTCCGGGGCGCCTTCTCCACCGCCACCACCCGTGGGCTCCGGCATGTCCGTCGGCCAGACGCTAGGGTCGTACGGAGGCAGATCGAACGTCCACCCACCGGCGGCCTTGAATCGCTCCTGCAAGTACTCCTTGGGGATCGGCCCCATGCCGCCGGCGTAGTACATGCTGTCGATCTGCGCCTGCATCAAACGGCGTGCCCAGACGTCCTTGGGGCGCTCCTCGCGCAGCGGGACCGGATGGACCTCAAACTGCACGCTATGGTTGCCGGCGTACGGTCCTGCCTTCTGAGCGCGGATCACAGTGTACAGCCGCTCGTACACCGGCGTGATGCGGAAGCGCCACAGGGTGTTCAGCAGACCCATGTACGTCTCGCCCTCGATCCCCGTCTCTCCGGCCATGCCGCTCGTAGCCTTGCCAAACAGGATCGGCTCCGGGATGCCCGTGGCCGCCACCAGTGCGTCCTTCGCCTGCTGCCCGAGATCCTTGAATCCAGAAACAGGAGCCTGACGGCTCTCAAACTCCTCGTCCCGACCGAGGATGATCATGTTCAGCAGCGACTTGCCCCGCTTGAGTAGGGACATGCGTTCCTCAAAAGCCTCGCGTTGATCTGACGCCGCCACGGCGTCGAGGCCCGGAACCTTCACCACGTCCAACTTCATCTCGGCCGCAAGGATCGCCGCCGCGTTGTCCACCCCAACCGCCTGAGCCAGTTCACGAAACATCGCTTGGATGATCGAGTCGCCTTCCGTCCAATGCCCGAGAATCTCGTCACGGGTCAGTTCACGGCCGATCATGCGAATGATGCGCGTGTGGTGGATCTTATCCGTCCCCGACAACGCCGAGGCCCAACCAGAAGGGATCTCCGCCAAGCCGTTACGCACCAACGTCGGGAGGTAAGTCCGGTAGTACACGGGATCCATGAACGTTTCGCCAATGCCCGAGAGCAAACCGAACGAATCCGCACGACACTCGTCCGCCGTCAGACACACGACCTGATTGATCCGCTTGAGGCTACCCAAGTCGAGCGCCTTGTCCGGCGTCGATCCATCTTCGGTGATCAGGAGCAAGTACGCCGTACCGAACGCCCGCGCCCACTTCGCCTGCTGCACAACGTTCAGATCCAACTTGAGCCGCCGCTGCTCGTTCTGCCACGCCACAGACTTGGCGTCGTTCGCACCGTCCTCAAGAGGGATCGTGTAGCCCTTGGACGTGGCGTCCTCCACCGGGAGATCACACGCACGGCGGGCGTAAGAGACGTGGCGATAGATCTCCCGGAGGCGGACGTAATCCAGCACGCCCGTCCCGAGAACGTCGAAGGACGTATCCTTACCCGCACCAACCCCCGTCAGGGTGTTGTAGATCCCATCGACATACGGCAGACGCTTACGGACCATCGTTACCTCCAGCCAAGCATAACACGGCCATAGCCCCACGCCACCACACGGCCGCGCAAGCGTACGCCCGCGTGCGATACCACGTCCCAGCACGGGGCGCAAGCCCGTACGGGGGCTCTTGACAACCTCTTGACACTTTCGCGTTTTTGGAAACTCGTTTCTGGCCGCGAATGTTGAATATAGTTTTATTTTATTTTCTTATAACGGACCAATGCCCACTATCACGCACCCACACCTTCCCGGTCCGGGAGAAAAGAGAATAAATATATAGTAGAACTTGGTAGTTCTCTTGGTATAGAACAAATAAAGCATTATTCAACGTTATCGGCTGGGGACGAGTTCGCGGAACGGCCCGAGTTGTCAAGAGGCTGTCAAGGGCGCCTGTTTGGTTGGACGCTAGGTTGCCTGTGCGGCGGCGGTGGTTTAGACTACCGCACAACCGAGGAGGTCCGATGTTTCGTATGCTTAGCCCGCTGTCCCCCGTGCCTATGTGGCGCCGGATGGCCTTGATGATGGTTCTGTTTGGGTGCCGCACGCTGACCGCTGCGCCGGCGCTCCCGGCTCCGGGCGCACCGCCCGTGGTCGAGGCCCGCTGCGAGGGGATCATTGACGTGGACATGGGTGACGCGGTTACCCCGAACGCCCGCCTGTGCGTGTTCTACGATTCGGAGGGCCGGCAGTGCTACGTCCTTCTCCAGAACATCGACGCTTCGGGCGTATGGTGCGACAACAACCTCGCCGATGTCGGGGGCTTCGCGCCCTCTGTGGAGATGTGACATGACCGACACCGCCATCGAAACAACACCCGATCTCGTCGTGAGCGTTGTGCGCGTCCCCATCGGAGGTTACCCTTACTTCCAACCAGCCGTGTACGAAACGCACAACAGGAAGTCCGACGGTGCTAAGATCTGGCGCCGAAGGGGTTTGATCGAGAAACCTACCCGCTCGCGGGACCGCGCCCTCAACATGGCGTACGAGTACTCACAGGACCGAGAAGTCTTCTTTGATCCCTCTGTCCGACACAATACCCCTGTCCACCCCAACACTCCCGTGAAGAAGATCAAACCCAAGAAGACCCGAGGTAAGAAGTGATGGCTCGTCTAACCGACATGCTCGGAATCGCCACCGCCGGACTCCCGGTCGTAGACCGCGCAGGGCGCTGTGGGCTCGTATACCAGTACGATCACCGCACGCTCTGCTGCATCGACTACGATGCCCATACCTTCGTGCTCGACTACGAAGACGCGAGCGTAGATCTATACGAGCCTGCGGGGGTCGCCTGCGCGGTGGATTGGATCAAGCGTGTCGTCTCACAGGGCTGGCTGAACCATACCTCCGACGTCGTGACCGCTCCAAACCCTAGCCGCGAGGACGTGGAGGAGGAGATCGACGCCGTGGTCCGTCTCCTCTGGGCGGAGCGCCAGAAGGCGGGGGGTGCCGTGTGACCTACCGACTCGTCGCCGTTCTGCCGTTCGACGGCGCCGTCCGCCCCGCCGGGAAGTGGGATACCGGGACCGTCCGTATGGTGCTCGGATTCGACTTCGCAAGCCGGCGGTTCGGTTCCGAGGCGGAGGCCCGCGATTGGGTCCACCTCCGCGTATCCGAGGCGGGGGAGGACGCCGCGTACATGCCGCCCGTGATGGTGCAGCCCGTGGAGGAGGCTTGATCCCCCTTGCCTGCGTTCCCGACGCGCTCCGCCCCGCGCTGCACGCCCGCGTGGAGAAGTGGCTGGGCTACCCTGTGCCGGAGACGGCCCAGATCCCCGCACTCCTCGTGCTCGATCTCTCGCCGGACCCCGTGGCGGCCCTCGTGGCCCTCCAGAACGATCCGAGGGCGCCGGACCTGTACGCGGCCGTGGAACAGAACATCGCCTCGCGGGGGTTCCCGGCCACGAGCAGACACACGGCGCTAGATCTGTACCCCAACTACCCGCTCGACACCAAGATCGCCCTTGGATGGGCGACCCGTACCGCAATCGTGGAGATCTATGGGTCTCCCAAAACCGTAGAAGACTCACCCTAAAAGGACACACTCACCATGAAGACCACCGTTGACTTTACCCCCCGCTTCGCCGTCGGCGACCGCGTAGACGCCCGCAACGGGCGCGGCTGGACGTACGACTGCACCGTCAGCGAGCCCGCCGTGGCGCGGCGCGGGAAGATCATGTACACCGTAGAAACCCCCGCCGGCCTCCGGCTCCACTTCGGCGAGGACGCCCTCAAGCCCGTTCCGTCGAACCGCCCCCGCCTCAAGGCCGTGGCCCTCCCCGGCCGCTAGGGCCGGACGGACGGGGGACGGGACGGGGGACGGGGCCGGACGGACCGGGGGACGGACCGGGACGGGGACGCCCTAGTGGACGTCCTCCTCGTCCGTGTCGTCGTCCGTGTCGTCGTCCTCCTCGTCCGAGAACGTATCGTCCGCGCCGTCGTCCGAGAACGGGTCCGAGCCCACGGCGAGGTCGGGGGACTTGGTGAACAGGCGGAAGTTGATCGGCCCAGAGCACGAAGGGTCGAAACGGTAGGCCGTGGAAAGGGCGTTCGACACGGCGTTGACGAGGAACGTGGGGTCGTCGTAGTCCGTTTCTACTTGGCTGAGGATCGCGAGGTGGGCGAGGACGGACCCGAGTACGAAGTCGGCCCCGCTTCCGATGGCGGCCATAGCGACGGGGGTCTTGATCCGCCCATCGTAGTCGTGAGGCATGACAGGCACCACGCCCGCGCCGTCGATAAGGTAGACCCCGTGCGCGGTAGCCGCCATCGCGGCACAGTGCTCGTCCCCTCCCACGTCCTCCGGCATGTTGTCGAGGAGCCAGCGGAAGTCGGCGGAACGGTGGGCCGAGAGGCCGATAGGGCGCGGCGCGTCTTCGTCGGCACCGTACTCCGGCTGGGACTCCGAGAGATCGTTCATGGCCCACTTCTGCCAGTGCAGCGTACCGACGAGCCCGACGACGGCGTGCGGCCCGACGGCGATCAACTTGCCGGACGACATCAAGATCCCGTTGGCGGTGGTGGCTTGGCTGTCTGAGGCGATCAGTACGAACTTCGGCGTCTCGATTCCCAACACTACGGACATGGGCTCCCCCCCGCTCTGGATTTTTGATCCGACCCCCTATGTTTTTATTTGGAGATCTGGTCAGATTTTTGCAAGACCCCACTGGGTTGGTCTGATCTTAGACCGTTCGGCCGCCGTACGCAAGCCCGAGGTGGTTTTGTTGATCGGTATCTGACGGTTCACCACCCTAAGGCTGTAGACCCCCCCTGAACAGGCGTTCAGGTACCCCCCTCCGGGTTGTCACGAATTGTCACGATTTGTCACGGGGCCTTGACAAGATAAAGGGGACACACTTGCGACGGTGTGTCCCCTTAGTGTCTACTTACTGTCTAGTTGCTCTCGGATACTTGACCCGAGAGTGCGGTAAGCGTCTGTCAAGTATTCAGCGAGCCTTGCAGAGTGTCTAGTCAGTGAGTCCGCATAAGTAGACAGACCTTCGGGGCTTGTGGTGTCGTTGACGTAACGGTAAACCTCCAACGATTCGCCTAGAATGGCGATAACTTGTTCAACTAGTCCAACGTCAAGTGGCACGTTGGCTTGTTTGGCTTGCATGGAATAGGCGTACCATGCGTTCATAGTGTGTCGCTTAAGGGTGACTGCGCTGTATTGCACGTCGTTATGGTTATGCATTAGGAACCTCCAAAGTGTCAGAGTAACGGGCCGCAAGGTTGACGTGTTTGGACGTGGTAACGGAATGGAAAGCGTTAGGGGCACGATAGGTTAGAACTACCTTTCTACCCGTGTTTTGCTCTGTATACCCGATCCGAAGGCGATAGGAATACAGATTACAACCGTCGGTCCAAAGGTTTCCGGCCTTAGCCGGAATGGAACGCGACCACGCGCGTGCAACGTCGTTATTCTTCATGGTTAAACCTCGCTTGTGATTGTATTGCTAGGGTTGCAGGACAATAAGCCGATAAAGGCTAACGCTACAGCAAGTCGGACTAATGCGCCGGCTAGTCGCATCATTCTGCACGTTTGCGCGCGGCTAGGGTTCGGCAAGTATTGCAATTCGATTGCCGATATGGCCTGAGAACGTACACACTATCGGGATCCGTGGGATGGGGACGTGCGACGTCCGAAGCGATCCGCATAGTCTGACGTGGCGCTAGTCCGTGTTCGGGATCCAGCCAAAGCGCACGCAACGTCGCGACGTCGGCGACGGCTACACGCATAGGGTCCAAGCGAGCACCGAAATCGTCAACGGCCAGCCCAACGTGCGAGCACGAAGGACAACGGTAAACCGCCATGGGATCCCATTCCCTAGCCGTCGCGACGGGCAGTCCGTCCACAAGCGGCGCCGCCTTAGCCCCTAGGGTTTTGCGCGCGTCATGCAACGCTGCACGGTAGCCTCCCGAAAGGGTTACCCCTTCCTCCAACGTCGCGACGGTATCCGCCACAAGCGACCGAAGGCGCGTCGTAGCGTGTCGGCGTCGCGACAGCGCCCGGTCCCGATCCCCCTTGTCGGTGGCGGATTCTACGTCGCGATCCGCGTTGACGTACGCTTGAACACGTTCGGCAAGCGTAGCCCGAAAGGCTGCAACGTCTGTAAGGGATTCCGTTTGAACCTTAGTCTTCGGTTTCGTCATAGTTCACCCCACGAAAGTAAACAGGAAGGCGAGACTACACACAAGCGTAACTGAGTGGATCGTTACTTCGGGTCCAACCCATGCGGATAGGACGGACGCAACGGCTAGGCCCACGGCTAGGGCCGGCCCCGTCACGCTTGCACGCGATCGGCTGCGCGGTTCCAAGTGGCGATTGCGGCGGCGGCGGCGGCGCAACGCGCTTCCCGTTCTTCCGCATCGTAGCCCGCATCAAAGACCCAACGGTAGAGCGAATCCGCCGGGTTAGCGTCGCTGTACGTCGCGATCAACGGGTTGCGGTAGCCCTTGCCGAGATCCCGAAAGATTGCGACGGTATCGCCGTCGATGTGGGCGTGGTAACGGTTTGGCATGGTATGACCCCAAGGTTGGGAGGTTAGCCGGTGCGCGTCGCCTTAGTGCGCCGCCCCGGTGCCGGTCGGGTATCGCGGCACGTCTGGGGACGCACGGCTAGCGCACAAAGAAAGTTTGGAAAGCGAGCCTCAGTATCGCGTAAACGCAGGTTCAAGGCCCACTATTCGACGAAAGAAAGTTTCGGGTACGGTGTCCGGGAATCCGCCTGGAATCGGCGGGGGCCGGGGGCCGGGGGCCGGGGGCCGGGGGCCGGGGGCCGGGGGCCGGGGGCCGGGGGCCGGGGGCCGGGGGC